AGACTACGGAGCATCCTCGGCAACCGGATACAAGGGAGCATCCTCGGCAACCGGAAACAAGGGAGCATCCTCGGCAACCGGAGACTGCGGAGCATCCTCGGCAACCGGATACAAGGGAGCATCCTCGGCAACCGGAGACTACGGAGCATCCTCGGCAACCGGAAACTGCGGAGCATCCTCGGCAACCGGATACAAGGGAGCATCCTCGGCAGAAGACAAAGATGCGGTCGCTGTTGCTTGGGGTTACAAATCAAAAGCAAAGGGTGTTATTGGCTCGTTTCTTGTTTTTGCAGACTGGGAATACACTGGTTCAGAAGATAATACGGAATATGACAGAAATAACCAGAGTGCATGGGTTCTTAACGGCGCAAAGATGGTGCAGGTTGATGGGGAAAATATCAAGCCGGATACTTGGTATACGATTGAAAATGGAGAGATTGAGGAGGTATCAGAATGAATTACATAAAAGCAAAATATCCAAACCAGATCCGGTCATATATATTTGCTACATCAGACGATGTAAAAGCCGGTGACACGGTTGTAAATGCCAAATGTGCGAAGCTGACAGTTACGGATGAAACCGTGGATATGAAGTGGGTAGAAACCTACGGTGCTGATAAGGTGGCAGTTGTGAAGAAGTGTGAAGAACAGGAAAGCGGTGGTGACGATGAGAGTTAATCCATGTAGATATTGTGCATTGTCTGTAAACCTTAATGGAAAGCATTGTTCAAGGTATTCTTCCGAAGAGTGCGCAAAATGCGAGAACATTCAAAAACACAGGGAATACCTTTTAAGTCAGCGAAAATTCGCAGAGGGTGAGCAGATTACAAGCATTGAGGAACTTTTGAAACAGGAATGGGTAATGTGGTATCACAGTACAAAGCACATAGAGGTTTTCAAGAATATGCAACTCAATCTTGTTTTGAAATTTCTTAAAAATGGAGCATTTAAAAAAGCAATAAGGAAAGAAAGCGAGGAAAAATAATTATGGCAGAGAACACAGCAGTAGCAAAGGCAGAGGAAAAGAAAGAGGAAAAGACAGAGGTTGCACACAGCAACAACAAGGTTACAGACTATAGCCTTGGAATTTTTGGAACATCAGATAATTTCATTATGGCTATGCAGATGGCAAAGGCGTTGGCGAGTTCAACTATCGTTCCGGCAACATTCCAGAAGAACGATGCAAACTGTCTGATTGCTATTGAGCAGGCGCAGAGACTGCGAGTAAGCCCACTGATGGTTATGCAGAATCTGTATGTGATTCAGGGTAGACCGTCTTGGAGTTCAAAGTTTCTGATTGCGGCAATCAATAATTCCGGCAAATTCGATATGGAATTACAGTTTGAGGAAACTAGAGATAAAGATGGCAAGCCTTATTCGTGCCTTGCTTGGACTACGAAAAATGGTCGTAGAGTTGAGGGAATGACCGTGGACATGGAAATGGCTAAAGCCGAGGGATGGCTTAGTAAGAACGGTAGTAAGTGGAAAACCATGCCACAGTTAATGCTTCGTTACAGAGCCGCATCTTTCTTCTCCAGTCTGAATTGCCCGGAGCTGACAATGGGATTATATACGAAAGAGGAAATGCAGGACAACGATTTCAAGGAATATCCGATGGAAGATTTGCAGGAACAGGTCAAGCGTGATATTTCCGAAAATGCCAATTCAGAGCCATTTATCGTAGCTGAATCCGAAGCTATTGAGACCGGGAGCGAAGTAGTTGAATCACAGCCAGAAAAAGTAGCCGGAGAAGTCGTTGAGAATGACGAGAACGTACCGGACTTTATGAAAGATTAGAGGTGGATGCATGAGAGTTATATCACAGGACGGCACAATTGATGTACCGTATGAAATCAGTTCTTTGAGCATGGCAGTCGGGAAATATGAGAATGTTGAACACGCAGCTATCTTTTGCCACAACTCTTCGACAGCAATAGGAACAAAAATGGCTGAATATAGTTCCAAAGAAAAAGCCAAGAAAGCTATGGAAATGCTTAGAAACAAGTACATGGAATATACAAGTACAAATTATTTAAAAATTTTTCAGTTCCCAACAGAGGAAGAATTGGAGTAGGCTATGATTCACGTTTCATTTGACTTGGTGGATGAGTTTATTCCAAGAGTTCCAAAACAGCGGTGTGAGGGCGAAAACGACACGATTAAACGGATATGTGTAGCACCAAGCATAATTGAAGCCTTGAACGCAATACCGCAAGCCGGGTTAGTGGTACGGAATATGAAATCGCTTGGCTTGCCGGTAATCATCCATTGCTACTATCTGAAAGCTGACAAGGTCATGAGCAATGATGAAGTTCAGAAATATGTGCCGGATGCGGAATTTACTAGGGAAATGTGGATATTGGAAAAACCCAAAGCTGTGAACCGTATTGATTACGAGATTACGGACTGCATTGTCAAACAGGGCGTAGATGTTTTTGGTAACGAACAGTTTGAGGTACGGCTTCCAGAGATTGAGCGAATTAAACATCAATCCAATATTGATAATTTTTTCAAGGTTTTTTGTCATAATCCGAATGAAAGAAAAATGAGAGGAATATTTGAAAAGCAAAGTTACAGAAAAGTTCTAGCGAATTTTGATGATGAGATTATCGAGAAAGCGAAGGGAGTGATTGAAAATAAAGCTTAAAGTCCTAGGTTCCGGTTCATCCGGCAACTGCTATATTTTGGAGAATGAAAACGAAGCCTTGATAATCGAAGCTGGGTTGCCATTCATGGAAGTCAAGAAAGCCTTGAATTTCAATGTAATGAAGATAGTCGGCATGATTTCCAGCCATGAACATGGAGACCATTATAAATATTTCGAGCAATATAAAAATGCAGGAATCAATTCGGCTTGCTTTGGTACAGGAATTCCCGAATATGATGCCGATAAAATGAAGTATTATCTTGTTTCTATGGGGAAATTCAGAATTAAAATTTTTCCATTAGTACACGATGTTCCTTGCTATGGCTTTTACATTACGCATCCAGAAATGGGTAGTTTGGTGTATGCATCTGATACCGAGTACATCAAATACCGATTCAAAAATGTCAATCATTTTATGGTTGAGAGCAATTACGATATGCAGTTTGTAGACCGGGACGAGCCAAACTACGAACACCGCCTACGAGGTCACATGAGTCTTGATACGGCACTTAAATTTATTTCTACTAACGATAACCCGGCATTGAGAAATGTCGTTCTAATACACTTATCAGATAAAAGCGGAGATCCCGCACTATTTAAACAAAAGACAGAAGAAACAGTTAAATATGGAGCAAATGTTTATATTGCAGAAAAAGGATTAGAGGTTGATATGAACCTTTGCCCGTTTTGATAGGTTGAAACACCAATGTGAAAGCATAAAAGAAACCAGTTTATGCGGTATCTGATGTTTTGGCAAGGAATTTAATATATCACAAAAAACTAAATTGAAAGCCATGAGATACCTTTGGCGGTTGCTGAAAGTGACCGCCAGAAAGGAGAATACGTGTTAATAATTGAGGATAAAGGACAGAAAGAGGGCTTGCATATCCTTAAGAATAGATATTTCAAAAGCCACGATATGGAAGTCTTGCGTGCACCATTGCCGGTTGGAGATTACATAATTGCCACAGACAAGGTGGCGGATGTTATCCATAGAAAATCAGCTAGAAAAATGGAACTTAAAAAGATGGATTTTCTTGGCACATATGATGTTTCCGTTGACACGAAAAAGGACATGCAGGAAATTGCTGGGAACATCTGTGGAAGAGCACATCCGAGATTCCGTGACGAGTGTATTTTGGCGCAGAACAACGGAATTAAGTTATATGTGCTTATTGAAAATACAGACAAGGTGTATTCCGTCAATGATGTATTTACATGGCATAATCCTCGAGTGGACCGGTATAACAATATTGCATATATGCACACACTTGGAAAATTGCTGAATGTATCGCTACCGAAAACAAAGCCGACATCTGGCAAGGTATTGGCAAAAGCTATGTTGACAATGCAACTTAAGTATGGCGTTGAGTTCGTATTTTGTCGCCCGGAAGATGCTGGGGCAAAGGTTATTGAATTGCTTGGAGGTAGTGAAAATGGCGGAGAATAAGCGGTATTACTGGCTTAAACTGATGGATGATTTCTTTGATAGCAAACGAATCAAAAAACTCCGAAAGATGGCTGGTGGCGATACATATACGATCATCTATCTTAAGATGCAGTTGTTGTCGTTGAAAAAAGGTGGCTATCTGGAATATTCCGGATTGGAAGATGAATTTTACAAAGAGATCGCCCTTGATATTGACGAGGACGAAATCAATGTTCAAGTAACGATTCAGTATCTTCTTTCCTGCGGATTGCTTGAAACATCTGATTCTATCGAGTACAAATTACCATTTGTGCAAGATAACCTAGGAAGTGAGACGGCAAGTACTCGTAGAAGTCGTAAATCTAGGGAAAATGCACAAAAAGCGTTGCAGTGCAACAGTGGAGCAACGGAGTGCAACATTTTGCAACAAAATTGCAATGTAGAGATAGATATAGAGAAAGATATAGATACAGATATAGAGATAGAGAAAGAAAATACAAAAGAAAGCGTGCCTGCATCTGATTTGGACTTTGACGCGGAATGGGGATGGGAATACACAATCAATGCATATCCAAAGAAAACGTCGTTAACGTCTGCCAAGGTAGCATGGATGGACAAGCTTTTAGAAGTTATCGAGCCGAACAGGAAAGCCGTTGCAAAGCTGATATATGAGGCTACAGTGGCATATGTTACTGACTATATAGAGAAGAATCCGGATGATACAAATTATCGTTATATTCCGAAATATGGTGATTGGCTGAAAGAGGATTGCGATTACTGGATTCGTCAAGTTGAGAAACGAAAGCGAGGTGAGAGCAGTTGACGGAAGCAGAAATTGGAGTGATCGGATGTGTATTGATTGACAATGATTCCATGTACAAGGTTTATAACAAATTGAAGACGGAAATGTTCAGCTCTGAATTTTGCCAAGATGCTTTTGCTGAAATGCTTGCCATGTATGATCGTGGAGAAAACATTAATGTCGTTTCACTGTCTCAGTCACTTGAAAACCACAAATGGGAGCCGGAAATGATTGCCGGGGAGCTTAAGGAATGTATTGCCGCAACTCCGTTATCGACAGCAATGAAAAACTATGCGGATGCAGTCATTAAGGATTGGCGGGCAAGGGAAACGAAAAGCCTTTTCCAGAGAGTGAGCCTTAGACCATGTGATATTGATAATTCGATCGCGGAAGTTCTTACAAGGCTTGAAGAAATCCAAGTTAATCAGTTGAAGAAATCTAAGTTGATGAAGCAAATCGTATCAGAGAACAAAGATAAATACTTCAATGATGATGTGGGAGAGGACAGGGTAAAGACAGGATTTTACCATCTTGACGATTGCCTTGGCGGTCTTGAAGGCGGAGACATTACAGTTGTTGCCGCGAGACCGGGAGTTGGTAAGTCTGCTATTGTGGCACAAATAATCGAGAATATGGCAAGAAAAGGCTATAACACTTGTTACTACAACATGGAGATGAACAACAGTCAGATTTATGAAAGGTTTGTTTCAAGAATGTCAAAGATTGGTCTGACAAGAGTTCGCAGGGCAAAGGCTTTTCTTGGTGGAGAGAAAGAAGCCTTTGACAAGGCAAATGATGAGCTTGAAAAATATCCGATCACAATTGACGATCAGACAAATGTTATTGAGGAAATGAGAACGCAATGCAGGCATCAAAGATATGACGTGATCGTAGTTGACTATCTGCAATTGGTACGGTGTAACCGGAAGTTCAATAATCGTGCATCCGAAGTCGGGGAAGTTTCGAAGCAATTCAAAGCACTTGCGAGAGAGCTTCACGTTCCGATCATCCTATTGTCACAGCTTAACCGAGTATCGGAAATGAATGTAACGAAAGAGCCTACAATGTCCGAATTAAGAGAATCCGGAGATATTGAGCAGGATGCTTCCAATATTATTCTTATGTGGAATTTGGATGAAGACAGAAAATTTAAAGGCTTGAAAGTTGAAAAGAATCGACAGGGTACACCGTTTAGAGAAGTTGTTCAGTTTGAAGGTGATCGTATGGAATTTATCGAGCGAACCGAAACCATTGAACAGATTCAAGCACGGATGCGACAGAAAGACGGTTTCCGAGAAGTATGTGGCAGCACACCATTTGATTAAAAGGTGAATGATTATGGCAAGTAAGAAATTTGAAAAAGGTTCCGAAGAATGGCAGTTTTTTAATGACTATTATAAATTCCGGCAGCAGTTTTATGAAGCTGATAACGAAGATGAGTGGTTCCAAGGAATGATGGAAGCAGGGGAAATGCTAATTAAAAAATATGCACGGACAAATATATCAAAATATGTTCAAAGTCTTGTATTTAGCCATTTTGAGGATGTAGAGAGGAGATGGAAGAGCAAATGAGTAATGCACTGGCAAGAAAGAAAAAGCGGATGCAGCCACTTGGATATTCCAAGAGTGAACTGATCGGAATACAGAGACACGCCAAGGCACAAAGCAATGCGGATTATCTAATAGAGGAATCCTATTATAACGTCCGTATGATGGCATATCAGGCACTGCATGATAAGTTCGGATTCGGACACAAAAGAATCATAAAGGTTGAGCAGACTATTGATGCATATGTGGAGAATGCAAAGGATGGAACGACAGGCGAGGAACTTGGTTTTTATCTGAAAGATAAATGCAAGATTGACGTGCGAGAGGAAACTAATAAGATTCCGTATCGTGAGAGCTTTTATCTGGTAGAGAGAAAGATTGCACCGAACTGCATGATACAGGCAAATAAGTTTTTACTGGCACAGGTATTTAATTATTTTGCTATGTTGGGTGTCTGCCTTAAAACACAGTTTAAATTTTCGGGAAATCAGATCAGACAGGTTTATGAGAGAATCAGATATTTGATTAACTGCCTTGCTACCGGATATGAAACCATGACGGGGATCGCAAGTGTACTGGAATGGGAATGTAAGTACATTGATAAGCGGTTTATCGGAAAGACGTATGAAATATAGGAGGAATGGTTGATGGACAAGTTAGCTGTGGAAATGCAGGATGGATATTTTGTGGAGATTGATTCTCTGAATCACACCCTGAGACAGAGATATGCCGGACAGGATAAGGACGGCAATGAAAAAGAAAGCGTTCGAACAATCGGATATTTTGGAGACATGAAACAGTGCATTAAGGCTTTGTTAGAGCGTTATCCGAGTGAGTTATCCGAAAAGGCGCAGATTTCCTTTAGTGAATACTTGGAACTGTTGGATAAGGCTTATACGAGGTCAGAACAGCTTGTGAACAGGATCGGAAAGGAGCAGGAAAATGCTGAATAGAGAAAAATATGCGGAAGAGATTTTGAATATTGCGTGTGATGGAGGCAATATTGCGTTAATTAATGGAAAACTGGAAAAATGCAGGGGAGTCTGCGATAAATGCGATTTTTGCGATAATGACATTAGAAATGCTGGTCGTTGCAGAGAAAAAGCAAAAGAATGGGCGAACAGCCAGTATATTGATTGGAGCGAAGTTCCAGTCGATACACCGATTTTGGTCAGAGATTCTGAACTTTTTGCGTGGAGCAAAGAACATTTTGCAAAATATGAAGATGAAACGGTTTATACATGGGATTACGGAAAAACGTCATGGAGCACATATGACGGTAAAATGAGTAGCTATAAATATGCTATGTTGCCGGAAAGTGAGGATCAGAATGAAAATAAGCAGGATTAAAAACCGGATATCTGAGGTAGCAACAGAAGCCTGTGGGTATTCTCCTCTAACAAAAGTGGTTTCGGAGGAAGAGATCAACAGAATTTTGGAGCAGGAAAGCGGATGGATTCCATGCAGTGAGCAGATTCCAGAAGAACCGGAAGAAAATCCGTTATTTGAGGGAAAATGTCTTGAAGTGTATTTGGTAACAACAAAATACGGAAGTAGTGAGCAAGACAAGGTATACCCATTTAGAGCATTTTGGAATGGAATTAATTTCACGGATGGAATGAATATTTTGGACGTTATCGCTTGGATGCCACTGCCGGAGCCGTACAGAGTAAGCGCAGAAAATGCACAGCCTGAAGAAACGCCACTCACTGAACAGCCGCAGACCAATGCAGACCGGATCCGGAGCATGACGGATGAAGAACTTTTAGATTTCCTTTGCTCAATCGAAACATATGAGCAGGGGAGCGTAAAGACCATTGAGGGCGGTGTAGCAATGTGTTCTGTTACAGAGGTGGAACAATGGCTTAAGGCAGAAAGTGAGGGATAGCATGAAGAAATTAACATATGTGGCAGAGAATGGAGAAGTTTTATTTCATCCAGCAGATTTACCGGATGATGAGGGAATTACCATTACCCAGCTTGCGAAAGATGGAAGATACAAAGTCCTGGAAGAGATTGCGGAAAGACTTGCAAATAGAGAGCAAGCCGAAGAGCAGGGATTACTTCTGCGGTTGCCGTGCAAGGTTGGAGATACTTTGTATCGGGTAAATAAAGGAGCGAAAGAGCCAGTTATTATGATGCGCGTTATCCAGTTATATATCAAGCAGATTCATAAAGACAGAACTGTTATGAGAATTGATGCTATAAATGACGCTGATATGGGTGAGAGTTGCTATTTACCGTGCGACATTGGCGAAAGGATATTCCTTACCAGAGAGGAAGCCGAAGCCAAGCTGGCAGAAATGGAGAAAAAGGATGGAAGATAGATATTTATGCAAAGCAAAACGAACTAATAACGGAGAATGGGTTATTGGCGGTTTGGTACGATATGGATTTACCGGAAGAGAAAAATACTATATCGTCCCTAGTTACGCATCAGATTTATATGCTCTGGAAATTGATCCATCCACAATTTGTTGGTGCACCGGACTTAAGGATAAGAACGGAAAGCTGATTTTTGAGAATGATATTCTTTCAGGGCATATCGACGTTGGGTTTCCAGAAGATGAGACGAGAAAGCGTGTCGTGTGGCATGAAAACGGATGGTGTACGAATGAGCCGGGCTGTGATGACTACGAGGCACTGGATGATTTTGATTCAGAGAATTTTGAAGTGATCGGCAACATGATTGACAACCCGGAGCTGTTGGAAGGTGTAGGAATGACAGAGAATGAAGTACTTGAATATTTAAAAAGCTCAAAAAGAAAAAATGATATGTTGGGAATCCTTCCGGAGTCGGATATTGGAAATACGATCATCAAGGCCTTGGAAGAGTTAAAACAGTACCGCACGATCGGAACAGTGGAAGAATGCCGGGCGGCGGTGGAGAAGCAGACGGCAAGGAAAGGAATAAGAGAAAAAATAAAGAACGGATACAATAGAGGAATGCATCACTATTATTGTCCTGTTTGTTACGAGAAGGGAGATTTAAGAAACAAGTATAATGTTGGGTTATATTGCAGTGGCTGTGGTCAGAAATTAGATTGGGGGGATGAAGAATGAACGAAAAATTGAAGCCATGTCCGTTCTGCGGTGGAAACGCAATGTTCTTAACCATTACAAATAAGTCATCACAATCATCTGTTGGGGTAATGTTCAAAATCAAATGTATGAAATGCAGAATAGAATTTCCAAAAAGCTATGAATGTGAGATGTACATGGATCAGGACGGAGGCATCAGAACAGGGAAAGACGAGCGAACGAAAGCAACTACAGATTGGAACAGGAGGGCGAACGATGAGACTGATTGATGCGGATGCGCTGAAGAAAGATTTAAAATCGGTTACTTTAAGCAATGGAACTTTAGTAAATACAAATGCAGTATTGTATTTACTAGAAGAATATCCGACGGCTTATGATGTAGACAAGGTTGTGGAGCAGTTGGAAAATGAGAGAAAGTTTTGGGAGAATGCATACAACAGGAATTTGGGAAAAGAGAAAGCAAGAAGTTATGAGCACGCAATCGAGATTGTGGAAGGCGGTGGAGTAGATGGCAATTAAACCGATTTTATTCAATACCGAGATGGTTCGGGCAATTCTGGACGGGAGAAAGAGTTGCACAAGACGGCTGGTAAAACCCCAACCAGATGAAAAGCATACATACCCGCTCGGTTTTGTTACCGACAGTACAGAAAAGAAAGAGGTAGGATGCTTTGGATTTGGCATTGGTGAATACGGCGGTTCTATTCAATACGCAAAGCCGCAGTATCACACAGATGATGTTCTGTATATTCGCGAGACATGGACGGAGGAATGTGGAAAATATTATTATCGTGCGGACTATGACAGCGATTATTTAGACCCATGTGAAACCTTATCTGGTGGTTATCCGGCAAGTTGCAGAAATCATCCGGGATGTGATGGATGTATGGCAACTTCAACGAGAATACACTGGCACCCATCAATCCACATGCCGAAAGAAGCGGCGCGGATCTGGCTTCGCGTTACGGACGTGAGAGTTGAGCGGTTGCAGGAAATAACCGCAGAGAGTGCTTTAACTGAGGGAGCAGATAAGTACATTCATGCAAATGGAACATTAAATGAAGACCAAACAATCACATCGTTTATAGGAATTTGGAACAGCACCATTAAGAAATCCGACATTGACCGCTACGGCTGGGATGCTAATTCTTATGTATGGGTTATCGAATTTGAGCGGTGTGAGAAACCGGAAGGAGTGTGAATGATGCGTAAAATCATAGAGAAGAAGATATTGCCGAAGTATTTTGATGCGGTTATCCGCGACAAAAAGAAGTTTGAAATCCGCAAGGACGAGGATGATTTGCAGATAGGCGATGCAGTTATTCTAAAAGAGTGGGATGGCGAAAAGTATACCGGACGCGAGGTCGGCAGGAACATTGTGTATATTTTGCGTGATGTGCCGGAGTACGGCTTAATGCCAGGATATGTGATATTTGGATGGTAAGGAGTGTGAGGTATGGCTAAAGCAGTATTGATTATGGATATGCCGGAATCATGTGATATGTGCGATTTCGTAGATGATGAGCAACCGCCAAGATACGGAGAAAAAACATTGTATTGTGGAATACCGGGAATGGGCGAGGACGTAACAGATTATATAGCATGTAGACCCGAATTTTGTCCCCTACGAGAGTTGCCGGAGAGAAAAGAGGAACTTCCGGTTGAAAAATACGAGTTTGGTGGACTGGGAAAAGCGTTTACATCTGGTTGGAACGCTTGCTTGGATGAGATTTTAAAAACAGATGGGATGAGAAAGGAGTAATGACATGGCAAGATATATTGATTCTGATGTTTTAAAAAAGCATATTTGTCATAGATTTATGAGATTGAACAGTGAATCAAAAATTGGGCTTAAGGAATGCAAAGAGATTTATGCCGTCATTGATGAGGAAAAAGAAATCAAGGTGTTTGACAGAGATGACGGAGCAGAGCCGATTCTTGAGACAAAAACAGGTTTGCATCACGAGTTGCATTCAGACGGTCATGGAGAATTTGTGCAATCCACTTATACTGATTGGATGTGTCCTAATTGCGGTTGGTTCGTGGGTGAATTATACAGTGGGTTTGGCAAATGGCATATTCAGGACGAATTATCTTTCTGCTCAAGGTGTGGTCAAAAGATTGATTGGTCGAAGCCTAAAGAGGAAGAAAAAAGACGGTATGAATCTGAAAAAGAGCGTCAAAGGCAGGAGTGGCTTGATAAAACAGGACACGTACTTGATAACATGAATGAGCGAAGACGGATAAAATACGGAGTAACAGAAAAATAAAGTAAAACAAAGAAAGGAGCCGGAACCTATCCGGATAAAAGGCGCGCCGGGTTCCTTTCAAAAGAAAATGAAGAATAGTGAATTAAAAGAATATGTAAACAGCTTTCCGGATGATGCACCGGTGAGTATTATCTGCGAGAATCAAAGAAAAAGAAAACTGTACAAGTTGGAAAATGTAATATGGGTGACAGACCAAGGGCAGCCTTTGATCCTTATTGACATTGGAAAAGAATCGGATATGGATGCAGAAATGATATCCGCTTGCGAAGAGGATGAAAAGTCTGCGGATGATCTGGAAGGACAGATGCAAATCGAGGATTTTCCGGAGGTGATGCCGTAATGGATTTTGGATATTACAACATGGATTGTATGGATGGGATGAAAGAGTTCCCGGATGGTTACTTTGACCTTGCGATTGTAGATCCACCGTATGGGATTGGAGAAAATGGAGATAAAAACCATACAAGAAGTAACCTAGCAAAAGCAAAAGATTACAAGAGTTTTAGCGGAATGGATATAAAACCACCAAACGAAAAATATTTCAATGAACTGTTTAGAGTGTCAAAAAATCAGATTATTTGGGGAGCAAATCATTTTATAAGCAAAATGCCGTTTAATAGTAGTTGTTGGATTGTTTGGGATAAAGATAATGGAAATAATGATTTTGCTGATTGTGAACTTGCATGGACTTCGTTCAGTACTGCAGTAAGGAAGATTAAATATAGGTGGCACGGAATGCTTCAGCAAAATATGAAACACAAAGAAAACCGTATTCATCCTACACAAAAACCAGTGGCACTATATGAATGGCTTCTGAATAGCTATGCAAAGCCCGGAGACATTATCCTTGACACACATGTAGGAAGTGCTAGTAGTTTGATAGCCTGCTACAGAACCAACCATCCATATGTTGGCTTTGAACTGGACAAGCATTATTATGATTTGTCCAAAAAGAGATTAGATGCAGAAATGGCACAAATGCGATTATCTGATTTTATGCCGGAGGTGATGCCATGAATTTATTTGAAAAAGTAAAATGCAAAGGCTTTTATAAGCCATTTAAAGACGGAAGATGGCTGTATCTCGACAGGAAAACATTAACTGCTGATGCAATGGACAATAATCTGGCAGATGGAAACAATGATGGCACTGTCGAAAAAAATGTTGAATATATCGAGAAAACTTATTTCAAACACGTTGATAAGAATTTCACAGGTGTAATTGTTGGATATAAGGATATTGTCATCAAAGGCTATCTTGATGCGATTTATGAAGATGAATGTGATGTAGGTATCGGAGTCATTCCAGAAGCGTTTTATGTATCGAAAAGAGCAAAAGAAACGGTAAAATGTGCTGTTGTTTATTATGCGAACAATTTAAAACATTATGTTCCATTGGAAGATTTGGAGGTGCTGTCATGATACAGACAGCAGAAGATAAAGTGAAAGAGTACTGCCAGTGCATCCGCAGAGAAATAGAACACTGGAAAGTTATCAATCAGAACGGGTGTAATGATCCGTTCTGGTCCGATGGATGCAACATGAATCTGACACGGAATCATATCATTTATTATCAGTCAAAGATCCACGAGATCTGCACAGAAAATCAGTTGCCATTACCGGAGGAATGTTATTTTTCCATACCGCCGGAAGTGGATAATAATTATATGGCGAATCTTAAGCAGAAACCACGGGTGGAGAGATTGCGTCAGTTAGGGAGGATCATGACTGGACGCATTTATCAGTACGACGAGAACCAGATGAGTTTATTTTAGAACCAGATAACAAAACCAAGCGATCATCATACCACCTCCCGTAATAGTATATGCTGCGGAGGTGGGAGATGATATGGAAAGAGAGGGGCACAGATGGATTGGAATTATGACATGGACAGTTGTCCGTTAGATACAAAGGTTTTCTTATTGTCAGCAAACGACAACCTACTTTTGCCACAGCGTGAATTTGTTGGCACTCTTATGTGCAAAGGACATTCTGTTACAAGAGGTAAGTGCTTTAGTGGAGATCCAGAGTATTTTTATAGAAGTAAAATTGTTGCGTGGAAGAAATATAATGCAGAAAGAGAGGAATAATTGCATGAAGTATACGGTAGAACTGACAGAAAACGGAATTAATGAAACATTGGAATTGAATGGAATAACTTACAGAAAAGAATGGACAAGGTTGGGAAATGGTTTACTTCAGTGCTCACAGAAAGATTTCTCGGAGCAGATGAGAGAGAATGGACATGATGGAGACCTTATAGAGAGAGTAGCAGAAGTATTTGACAGCTTTTTGGCAGGAGACGTAGATGATATCAGGGATTGTTATGATTAAGGAGAACGTGTAATTATGCTCAATAGCAAGGTATATACAAAAAAGTGCGTGATCTGCGGAAAAGAATACAAATCAATATCAGTCAGAGCACTTACCTGTGGGAAGCAGTGCCGGAATGAGTACCACAGAAGAAAATATAGAGAAAAGAGAAGTATTAAAACGTGCAATAACAATAGCATCAGTGAAGTTTTGGAAAAGGCACGTGAAGCCGGAATGAGTTATGGAAAATATGTGGCAATGATGGACGGCACACCGAAGATCTGGCAGGGAGAAGAATAAAATATTGGAGGATAGTGGCTTATGAAGTTTTCAAAACTGACTAAGCCAGAGCTTGAAACAATTATTGAAAACGCCAATTTCACGGAGCAGGAAGAAGAAATATTTTATCTTCTTGCCCGTGGACTTATTTCAAAAGAAATAGCCATGAGACTATGCGTATCAACAAGAACAGTGGAAAGAAGAATTTTTGATATTAAACAGAAAGTAAAAAAGTTAGAAGGTGAGTTAAACGGGAAATCTTTCAAATAGTGAGTTGTTGAATATTGCCATCGAAAATGGTATTATCAACATAGACACCATTCAGAAAAAAATTGAAATGAACGAAAGGAAAAAATTTATTGAAAAACACACTTACAGCATTTGGCAAGGAAAAGATGGAAAGTTTTACACATATTTGCCAGATGAAGATAATAAGAGAGGAAAGAGACTTGTAAAGAGAACATCTGAAAAAGCAATTGAAGATGAAATAGTAAAGTTCTATAAAGCTAAGGAGGATGAACCTACAGTTATTCAGGTATATTCTAATTGGATTTCTGAAAAACTTGAATATGGTGAAATAACAAGACAGACAAAGGACAAGTACGAGACAAATTTTAAAAGATTTTTTGAAAATAAGTATTTGCCGATTGCAAATAGAAAAATCCGGTACATTGATGAAGAAATATTGGAATCATTCATAAAAACAGCTATTTCAAAACTGGAACTTACGCAAAAAGCTTATTCTGATATGCGGATATTGATTAACGGAATTTTCAAATATGCAAAGAAAAAACATTATACCAGCCTGAGCATAACCAGTTTTATGGGTGATTTGGAAATTTCGGAAAAGTCATTTAAAAAGAACCATAAGTCAGACTGCGAATTGGTATTTTCTAAGGATGAGGAACTTTTAATTGAACGATTTGTAATGGAAAATGAGCCTACATTGATAGAACTTGGCATTATTTTGGCATTTAAAACAGGATTGAGAGTTGGGGAAATATCTACCCTCTCATGGTCTGATGTCGGAGAAAATAAGATACATATATCAAAGACAGAAATAAGATATAGAGATGATAATGGCAAATATGTATTTGATGTTCAAAATTTTCCTAAAAGTGATGCCGGGTTTAGAGATGTTATAATTACCGCAGATACCAAAGAACTTATGAGAAAAATAAAAATGCTCAATCCATTTGGGCAATATATTTTTATGAAAAACGGTAAACGAATAAAAGGTCAGGCATTTACAAGGCGGCTATATGTGATATGTGATAGAATAGGAATTGGTGAACGTTCAATTCACAAGGCAAGAAAGACATATGCAACAAAGTTGATAGATGGAAATGTTCCAGAATCGGTAATAAAAACACAAATGGGGCATACAGATATCAGAACAACTCTCGATCATTACTATTTTAATAACAAGACAGAGAGTGAAATGCAGGAATATATTGCAAAAGCATTATCAATGTAAAAGGTAACACGAGGTAACACCTTTGGAGATAAAGAAATTCAGTATTTATGCGGGTTTGAGAGAATTGATACCGAGTTCGAATCTCCCTTCCGCTACTATTTTTTAAAAATTGAAAACCTTGTGAAGCCTTGATTTTACTGGAAGAAAGGAGATTCTGAATGGTGTCTTTTCTGAAAGTCAAAATCAAAGGTAACACCAAAGGTAACACGAACAAATGTACGGACGCTTGATGCGTTCTTTTTTATTGCAATTTTGGCGGTAATGCGGCGGGAAACAGGCGTTATTTAGACGGTATTCTGGCGGTTTTACTGTCTTTTTTTATGCCACAATATAAGCAAAGGGAGGGATGATAATGTTTTCTGACGATGTTCTTGAGAAAATTTTTGCCAGAAAAGAATTGCAATCATTAGATTTGTCAACGCAGTCATCTATCATTCACGCAATCGAGGATGTTTTGGAGGAGGTCAAACAGGATGAATATAAGCGGAGCATACCAGAATCCGATTTATAATCAGCAGATGCAGCAATACGGGCAGCAGTACGCATACAATCCGTATATGAATCAGCCACGCATTGATAATACACAAAATTATATGCAGGCACCGCAGCAAATTCAGCAGCAGATCCCGGTTCAAACTTTTGGCATAAATGGAAAAGTAGTTCCGGCGGTAGAAAACATCACTGCCAATGATGTGCCAATGGATGGCAGCGTTGCATTTTTCCCAAAACAGGATATGACAGAAATATACGCTAAAAGTTGGAACGCAGATGGCACAATTCGCACAATCGTTTTTAAGCCAGTTTCGCATGATACTGTTAGCAATTTATCGCATGATACTGAAAAATTGAAATTTGACCTATCAGACGAGTGCACAGGTGCATTTATGCAGAAGTTTGATGAACTTTTTGGGAAGATTGAACAGATAGAAAACCGATTAGATAAAATTCCAAGCAGTCAAAGAAAAACTTCACAGGTAAAAAAGGAGAGTGATCCAGAATGAATCCGGCACAATTATTGTTAAATCAAATGATGAATTCTCCGCAGGTTCAAAACAATCCTATGGCAAAAAATGCCATGCAAATGTATCAAAGCGGAGATACAGGTGGACTTAAGACAATGGCAGAGAATCTCTGTAAAGAAAGAGGAATTACGGTAGATGAAGCAAAACAGAAAGTTATGAGCATGTTTAATCATTAGTACATTTTGGGGTGCGCGCAAAATAACCGGTTATCCCATTTGTAAATAGATCAGATGGAGGTAAACAAAATGTTTAATGGAAATGCAATGCCTAGTCTTGCTGATATTGCAGCAGTGACAGGAAACGGAAGAAACAATGATGGCATGTGGGGCGGCGATGGCTGGTGGGCTATCATTATCTTCGCTATGATTTTTGGCTGGGGCGGCTTTGGCGGCAATGGCTGGGGAGGAAACGGAGGTATGGGAGCGACAGCATCTGCATACACCGACTCTGCAATTCAGCGTGGGTTTGACACGCAGGCTATCATCGGAAAGTTAGATGGTATCACAAATGGTCTCTGTGATGGATTTTACGCACAGAATACCGCCGTTATGAACGGTTTCCATGGTGTAGACAATGCAATCTGCAACCTTGGCTACCAGACACAGCAGGGATTTAATACCACAAACGTGACACTTATGCAGGCGCAGAATGCTTTACAGTCCCAGTTGGCTAATTGCTGCTGCGAGACCAGGGAAGCTATCCAGGGTGTAAACTACAATATGTCACAGAACACCTGTGCACTGCAGAACACCATGAACAGCAACACAAGAGACATTATCGACAGCCAGCAGGCAGGAACAAGGGCAATCCTTGATTACCTGTGTCAGGAAAAGATTTCTTCCTTACAGGCAGAAAATAATGACTTAAGAAGAGCCGCATCACAGGATCGCCAGTCTGCATTGCTCACTACCGCAATGTCAGCGCAGACACAGCAGATCATCAACGCTGTAAATCCGGCTGCAATCCCGGCATATGTTGTTCCAAATCCTAACGCTTATGCGTATGGCTGTGGATGCAACACAGGATGTAGCTGCTAAAAGTAGCTGCTACACAAAATTGAATAATTGAGTATCTTAATTGAGTTTAACTCGATTATGTCTGCTGTGCAGTATTGCTTATAAACACAAAGGGCAGACTATAATGTTTGCCCTTATTTTTGAAAGAGAGGTAAATAATTATGGCAGAATTTACAGGAATTGCAATTCAAACTGTCGCGCAGGGAGAAGATGTAGCATTTACAGAAACTCCGGTATGCGCAACAAAATGCATTGTTCATAGACAGGGAAGTGGCATTGTTAAATTAAGAGGACTTACAAATCAGTGCCGGGCAAGATTTTTGGTATCTTATTCCGGGAACATTCAAATTCCTACCGGTGGCACAGTTGAAGCTATTTCACTGGCTATTGCAATTGACGGAGAACCGTTGCAGTCAACTCGAATGATTGTTACACCGGCGGCAGTTGAAAACTTCTTTAACGTTTCGGCGCAGGCATATGTGGACGTTCCTCGCGGTTGTTGTGTTACGGTAGCGGTACAGAATACGTCTACGCAGTCAATCGAAGTTCAGAACAGCAATTTAATTGCAGTCCGGGAAGCGTAAGGAGGGCGGTTTTATGGATATTAAGAGAATGCACGAAATGATCGAAAAACTGTCTGAAAGCGCAGAGTGTGAGTTTGCAAAAGGTATCGAATGTGTAGATACAGAAGAGATGGGAAAAGTCACGGACATGCTTAAAGACCTTGCGGAAGCCATGTATTACCGGACGCTTACAAAATCAATGGACGAATCAGACCCAGAGCAGGTTCTTGATATGTTTGAGCGTTACGGAGACGGCAGACGGTATTATGACCGTTACCGGTATGCAGACGGAAGATTTGCGCCAAAGGGAAGAGGAACGCGGAGAGGATATGACGAACCTCCGTACTGGCACATGACACCAGAAATGTACCGGGAAATGGAACAAGACCGTGATATGGATCGTCACTCTGGCAGAATGTATTACACAGAACCTAAAATGGCATCAGATGGTGGAATGCGTGATCGCAGAGAGGGCAAAAGCGGAATGAGCCGCAGAAGCTACATGGAAAGCAAAGAGCTTCACAAAGGCAATACGCCAGAAGACAAGGATGCAAAGATGCATGACCTTGAAAGATACATGAAAGAGCTTTCGGAGGATATGGCGGAGCTTATCTCTGACATGACACCGGAAGAGCGCACGATGACAAAGAGCAAGCTGTCAACGCTTGTTTCCAAAATGTAATGGCAGGGGCAGAAATGCCCCTGTTTGTTTGGAGGGAAAATGTTTTTTATAAATGGTATTGAATGGAAAATAGAATTTGTTCACGGCGCAAGTCATAAATTAATGCGCTCTGATGGCTCTATTAGCCTTGCTGTGACTGATTGGAATGATAGGATAATATATGTTTCGGATAAACCAGAAAATGGCTATTTGCGCAAAATACTGGCTCATGAACTTTGTCATTGTTTTTGCTTTTCCTATAACATTCATATGCCGATTGAGCAGGAAGAGTATCTTGCGGACTGGATCAGCCTGTACGGTACTGATTTGATCTATCTTTTGGATGATCTGATGTCAAACATTGATTGGAGGGCAGCATAGTGGACAAAATAGATGAATTGCTGCGGTATATTCACAGAACAAACCCGGAAATGACAAGGGAAAAGCTGATAAATGAACTAAGCAGAAGTGATTACGCCGCACGTTCTTTGCTTTTCACAAAAGAAGTTGTTTGTCAAGAAGAAAAATAGTAAAATGTTTTTGGGGTGATAGTATTGTACAATGGATGTCATACATCTTTTGATGTTATGAAAGAATATATGATCTATGGAGCGGAGCTTGATGAAAAATATCAGATCCCGATTGTCCCGGCATGCATCCTCTGCGGCGGTTTCGACTTAGTTGTAAAGCATTTCTTGCATGATCTGGTGGCGTTCTGCTTCGGATTTCTTCCGGTGCATTTCTCTAAAATCCTTTTCAGCTATCGCCTGCGCTTCCTTCTTGGTATATCCTCTACCTCTCCAAAGGTCATATAATTGTTCTAACGTCCAATCCTTCATGTTTTCCCTTTCTAGTCTGCCATCATCAGAGCCGGGAGACCATCCCGCGGCTGACGCTCCAGATCGGAGCGTTTCGGCTAATATTTTATATACACACGTTTTTCATCTTCATAAACTACAGATCCACCAATATAGATAGTGTTTTTCTCGATCATTCCCGGAAAATCGCCCGGCGATGTGATTTCAACGCCGTTTTCCGTGGTTTTAATTGTTACCGCCATTCCTAAAAATTCTCCATCTGGTGTAAATACTTTTTTCATGTTCATTCCTCCCGTTATTTAAAGAATTTTTTTAACATGTTTCTTGCTGTTTCATAATCATTTACTTTCTTTTCAACGTATCCAGCAGCGGCGGCACCGTTTCGATCGGCAACCATTTGAAAAACCTTTTCCTGATCTGCTGGATGAAGTTTTTCGATCTCTTCAATTCCTTTTGTAAAATTCTTTACTTTTTTATCTTCCATTTGTTTGTCCTCCGTTCTTTGTTTTCCTGTTGAGATTATAATAACACTAATATTAGTGCATGTCAACACTAAAAAGAGTGTTCTTGTAAAATATTTTCATGTTGATTTTTAGAGTGATTCTATATATAATGTAGTAAATAAAAAATGTGAGGTGAAAAAATGTTTAATTATAAAATAGATGTATTAAAAGAACTTTCAAAACACGGATACACTTCTACTCGGATGAGAAAAGAGAAGATAATGAGTGAAGCGACTATGCAGAATTTGAGAAAAGGGAAGGGAATCACTACAGACACGCTTAACACGATCTGCATTATTTTAAGATGTCAGCCGTCGGATGTATTGGAAATCGTTCCGACTGATGAAGAAAAAATAAGATTTTTTTAAAACACTAAAATTAGTGTTGACAAAATTATATTTTAATGTTATTATAATATTGTCGAAAGGCAATAGGCGAAAGCCGGAAAGGAGAAAAATGAGCGAAGATATGAGTGTATTTAAAAGTTACTTAAGAAGACTTTTGCAGGATCTGAAAGATTTAAAGGAAGTTTTAAAATCTAAGGATTATGAAAAAGCGGAAAAGATGGTCGATCAGCTGATCGATGATACTCAAAAAGGAATTGAAGACAATTAAAAGAAAAGGCTGGAGAAAATCCAGCCCGACACACAAAAACCATACCAAGTGAAATGTGTGCTATTTGAATATAGCACATCCAGAGAAGAAAGAAAAGAGGAAAAAGCTATGTTAAAGATTTTAAAAGAGTTAGGACAGATGGAAGGACATTTTGCAGTAGAAATTTTCAAGGTTGAAGAGTTAGGAATGATCGCAGTAGATCACGACACAAGCAACGGCGAGACGATGGAAGCATGGAAATGTGACAGTACAGGCGCGGCGCTGGATGAAGATACACCGAGTTTTAGAGTTAAAGAAATTAACGATCCTGTATCTTACGATGAGGACGGAGAACCGGATCAGTGGGAGCTGGTAGGGTTTGAAATTGAATAATTGAAATGAGTATTGATAATTTGACAGCTTGAAATATAGCTGTCTTTTTTTGTTTAAAACGTAGAAAATCTTTGTTAAATTTTCACAAAATTCCAAGAGTGATAATTTTATTACGGACAATGTAAAATGATAGAATAGTATTAGTTTTGTTGCAATGCAACACCTCTGCAACAAATTGCAACAAAATTGCAACGTAGATATAGACACTAGAGTAAGAGAAAGATTATATTCTCTCTTGTAATATAAAAATATATATTATAAATAAGGCAGTATATTTATATAAATAATATATATAATATACAGGCTTAAAATTTAATTTTAAAATATACCTTGACAAGAAAATGATAGAATGATATTGTTTAATTAAATTAAAAATGCATTCGGGCAACGGGCGGCGGCAGCCGTCGAGGTCCCGAAAGAAACGGACTTCATGCAGCCGGTACAGTCGAGATCAACATGATCTGATTGTATCAGTTGCATTTTTTATTTTAATTATTCCAGTACTGGAGAGAGGAGATATATAACATGTCAGCAGTTGAAACGCAGGAAGTAAATAATACAGTTGATGTTTTTAAAGATGACATTGACATGTATATAAATCTCTGGATGGAAGAGAGAAGCATTGAGGACATGTGTAAAGTATCACAGAACAGATGGTATAACTGCTGTAAATATGTCTATGAGAATGTATTTAAAGTTAATCCAAAGTACCTAAAGGATGATAATAATATTAATAATGCCTATGATACAGATAAGGTTAACGAGGTATTAGATATATATATAGACCTGTGTAATGACTACGAGAAAGTAGTGAATATTGTTGGGTTTACATTCTTTACCGGAATACACAGAGACACGTTAAACGGATGGGTTAATGGCGTTCAACTTGCCTCATCAGGTTCCGACATTTGCAAAAAAATTGACGAAATGCGTGAGGAAAGTTTGGTAGGTTTACAGGTTTCCGGCAAAGGAAACCCCATGAATTACATGCCGTCACTGAATAAGTACTGCGGCTTCAATATGCCGGGCGTTAGAGATCAGGGATCCAGAGTAAGAGCGTTGACAGCTTCGGAGCTCCCCAAACTGGGAAACGGGAATTGTGCGAGATTGCCGGACAACTTTGACAATTCAAGCCCGGATAATGGTGAAATCGTGATAGACAATTCAAACAATTTAAAGCCCAGTGTTTAATGGTCTTAAGGCGCATTAAATCGTTGATACATTACGCAAAACAAGGGTTTTGCGAATAGTTGTAAAATACGAATGGAATTGAACGAACAATTCAAACAATTTATCAATGTTCAAAGCATGATTCTGCATGGAGGGGGAGGGGGTTTGATAGGTTGGGAAAATCAGCGCTACTAAGTCATTTAAATATCCTCAAAAACAAAAAGAGATTGGATGGAAAAGTATGAGAGTAGTATCACAAAGCAAAGACGTTTCGCTTGATTTTGACCGAGCGGTATTCACAGCAAATCATGGAATGATAACTGCTATGGTTGATGGAAAAACGTTTACCATTGGGACGTATGCAAATTTAGGTAGAGAAAAAGAAGTATTCTCTGATATGCACAAGGCATTTTCGGCTTTTCAAGTTATTAGCACAAACATGGATAAACAACAGGTGGCCGAAATGTTTGCAGTATCTAAAAACATATCGATCAGATGCGTTGAGATGAATGATCCTTGTATGGGAATAACTGTATTTGATAACATGGTCTATTACATGCCGGAAAAGTAGTGTTAATATAGCGCTATCGCCAAGCGGTAAGGCACTGGATTTTGATTCCAGTATTCGCAGGTTCGAATCCTGCTAAAGAAACTTGTGAGAGGAAAACAACCATGGTAATTATTAAAACGATTATATCGACGCTGGATGTTATTTTTATGCTGATACTATTTGTATCTGGCAGAGAATCCAAAGACAAAGAAACAGCAATTGCATTATGGGTACTTGTGATGTTGCTGTTGCTGAACATGTTTCTGATGTGGAGGTAACAGAATGTTTTATAGTCCAATATTTGGTATTTGCTTTCAGCTGCCTATCATTTGTGCAGAGGAAAGAATACATATAACAAAATCAAAGGAACCGGACAGCACCGGAGATTTACTCAATCTGGATAGCGACGCAGAGCACCAGAGTGAGAAATCGGAGCATCCAGTATAGCTAAACAAAATTTTAAATTACTGGCAACTTGTAAGAGTTGCTTACAAGATAAAAATCCTACATTGCGGCATTTTAATATGCCGTAGCGGAACGTAGCTCAGTTGGCAGAGCACTCGGCTTATATCCGAGCGGTCGCAGGTCCGATTCCTGCAGTTCCGATGGAGGAATGGGTTTAACGATCCATTCCGTAAATTCTCCTTCTTGGTGTTTTTCATGACACATCAATTTTGTATATCCGCTTAGTAAGGTGCTTTAATTAGAGGTATGAGCATGATTTTAAACTGTGTAAATTGTGGCGCACCAATTGAAAGTGACAAGAAAGCGTGCCCTTATTGCAAAACTCCATATGGTTTACGTACAAAGATAGAACTGGAACCATATATTGATTCAAACGGAAGGATTTGCAGACATGAACCGGAAATGATAGAAGTAACAACTTTGGAAGATTGTGAACATAGGTTTATTAGGAAGTAATTGAAATGTGTGATTTTTGCAATGGGAAAGAATCATATAAAACTGCATATGGAGAATTTAAAATCAAAAAATTGGGCTATATAAATGTTATTCAATGCCATATTGATAAATGTCCACAGTATGCTAAATGTTGTAGCAATGGAATGAACGTAGCGATAGCAATGGAAATTGAATTTTGCCCGATGTGTGGTAGAAAGTTGGTGGAAGAATGACGTGTTATGATTGTGCTTACCTTGGATTTGATAGAAACGAAGTTGTAGGGATGGCTGAAATGTGCAACCATCCGGGAAAATGGATTCCTGGTGCTGGATTTGCTGACAGTGAACATGAATGTGAATTTTTCAAAAAGAAATCTGGAGTTTCTAAATGGGATTCATATTCCGAAGATGAAAAAGAAAAGGCCAGGGAATATTTCCAAGAATACTATGTTCAAAATCCTGTTGGCGATTTAACATGCGAACAGGCTTGGGCACAGTTCGTTGAATATTTAAAAACTACTGATTCAAATGCATGATTTGATAGGAGTATTGAAGAATGAGCATGGCAGAAGTAATTGAATCAATAGAGCGTGAAGCACTTAGAGAAGTACAATCGCGCGAAATAGGCGGTAGAAACGGCGAGCCTATAGATTGTTCCAATTTAGAAGATGAACTTGTTATTGTGGCAAATAACGAGGCAGACAGGCAAAAACTTTATGAATGTTTTTATAAACAAGAGCCTATCGAACCTAATAATAAAAAATGCAACCTGACCTTTTGCCGATATAACACAGACAGAGAATGCACTAATGACGAAAAGAGAAAAGAATGTGTCGAAGTGGCTGAAAAGGTTTTATGCGTAGATAAGGAGAAATTTATGGATGAAATAAGAGAAGCTGACGAGAAGCAAGCAGGAAGGTGTTGTGTGAGAATGGAAATGATTATTGATTTTATAAAATCGTGGTTTTACTATCCGAAGATGAAAAAGTATTTGAAAGACAGATGTTGCATTTACTATTCGCAATCAAGGCTTAATTATGCGTTGTGGCATTGTAAATTCTCAAAGAAAATAGAAAAAGCAAAACAAAATATCGTTGTTGTCGATATTTCAGAGTGGACTTGTCAATATCAGCAAGAACCAATAATAAGAAAATAAAATAATATTACCGGCTAACAAATGGAGTTAGTCGCTACCCTAAAACAGTTATAGGCAGAGGTCAAGGCACTTCTGCTTTTGCGGAGGTGCTTTTCTTTTGGCAAGTTCAAGCCTAATTTCCACAGTAAATGGATATGAAAATTACATACAGGTGCATGGCGTTGATGAACAGGTAATAGATGCCATGGAAGAAGCGGCAAGGGTAGCCATTCTGACGGAAAAGGATGTTGAGTATGGATTAAAGGTTTCTGCCAGAGCGAAAGAACTGACGGAGCAGTTTATATTTCAATCTACAGGTGGCACACCATGGGATTTAGAGAAATATTCATTCCAAAACAAGGTATCTTATGAAATTCTGGACAAATACTACGGAATTTTGCTTTTAGAAGCGCAAAACAAAGTTGTGGATAGTGCTTTCCAGTATTTGGAGAAGAAGAGAGAGCCTAAAGAGCGGTTTTACATGCCAAGAAGAAAGCAATTCTTAAAAATCGGACTCATAGATGCGCTGCAAGGCATGATTGATGATAGATATGACATCCTGTGCGTATCACTTGTCCCGGGTGCAGGAAAAACAACGGTAGAAAAAATGTTTCACGCACTTGTTGCCGGATGGTTTCCGAGAGATTTCAGTCTTTTTTATTCGCACAGCGGAGATATTACCAGAATGTATTACGACGGCGTGTACGATATCGTTACAAACGCAGAAGAGTATACATGGAATGAAATTTTTCCGGATCTTTCAGTGACAAGCACAAATGCAAAGATGGAGCAGTTTAATGTCGGGAAGTACAAATCGTTTCCATCCGTACAATGTACGTCTGTTGGTAGTAAGAATGCAGGTAAAGTAAGGGCTTCTAAGTTTTTACTGGTTGACGATATGATAGGCGGTATCGAAGAAGCAATGAATCCTATTATCCTTGATAAATTATGGGATAAATATGCCGTAGATGCCCGCCAGAGAAAGATACAGGACACGGACGGTAAGAACTGCAAGGAAATACATATTGCCACAAGATGGAGCGTACACGACGTTATAGGGCGCATCCAAAATATGTACGAGGGCAATCCGAGAGTAAAGGTTATTGCGGTACCAGATGTAGACCCAGTTACAGGAGAAAGCAATTTTGAATATGAGTTTTCCGGTTTTACAAAAGAGTTTTTTGAAGATCAACAATTATTGATGGACGACATATCATATAGATGCCTTTACAAACAGGAACCGATTGAGCGAGAGGGATTGCTATTTCCGGAAGATAAAATACGTCGGTATCTTAATTTGCCACATGGAGAACCAGAAATTGTAACCGGTCAATGCGATACAAAGGGAAAAGGAACGGATTACTTTGTTTTGCCGGTATTGCAAAAATACGGAGAGGATTACTACTGTGTAGATTGTGTTTGCGATAACACGGCAGATTATGAGATGCAGTATGAAAATGCAGCAAATGTTTTGACAAACAACAAAGTGCAGGAATGTGAATTTGAGAGAAACGCCGGCGGAGACCGTGTCGCAATGGAAGTAAACAAGCGAGTGGAAGCCAAAGGATGGATATGCAATATCACAGATACACCGACGGAGACAAATAAGGAAGCAAGGATTTTTCAGTGCTCTAACTGGATATTGCAGCACGTTATATTTAAAGACCCATCACTATATAAGCCAAATGAGCCATATGGAGTAATGATGTCTCTTCTCAAGAGATATTCAGTGTCCGGTAAAAAGCAGTTGGATGATGTGCCGGATGTATTTTCAAACTTTGCGCTTAGAGTGACAAATGGAAATAACGTAGCCAAAGTAGAAGCGGCAGTAAATCCGTTTAGGAGGTATTGATATGGTAAACAAAGATATTTTAAATCAATACTTAGATTTAAGAGAAGAAGTAAAAGAAGTAAGGAATAAAATTGAAAAGCTTGAAAAATACATAGAAAAAATTGAACAGGAAGGAACGGTTATTGATAGCGTTTCTGGCGGAAATGGTGGAAACCAACATTTTAAAATAGAAGGAATACCATTGCCAGAATATAGGCACAAAAAAACCTTGTTATATTCCAGAAAAACCACCCTCGAAATTTTGGAAAACGAACTTCTTGAAAAAACAAATGAAGTAGAAGAGTTTATTGCAAATATAAAAGATAGCAGAATTAGAAGAATAATTAACCTTAGATTTTTAGAAAATCAATCTTGGAATAAGGTTGCCGACCAAATAGGAGGCAATAACACAGAAGACAGCGTGAGAAAAGCGTTCGATAGATTTATGAAAGAGTAAAGTTGTCCGATATGTCCGGTTTTTTTCTGATATAGTTATAATCGAAGAAGTCAACAAATAGTTGAACACTTTACCATCCCCCATTGAAAGAGCATCGAAGAGAAATCTCCGGTGCTTTTTCTTTTGAAAAGAAAAGAGGATTTTATGGTATATACACCAAAAACAATATATTGCCCGCGTTGCGGAAGAAAAGTTGCCACACACGATGGGCGTTCAACAATGAACATTTCTGTGGAATGTAGGAAATGCCACAAGAAAGTTGTTTTTTATCCGGAGAATGGAAAGACGAAATTAAAATCTCTTACAATCCGGTCAACATCCAGTGGGATGACGTTTATTTAGGAGCCAATTATGAATAATAAATCTCTCCAAGACCTTGTTAAGGGATGTTATGGGCGAAAAATTTTATATACTGATGTTGAAACTATCACAAAAGACAATATTGTCAAGGTGGTTGGAGACTGCATCGGAAATTATTATTACAACAAAACCATCATAGAATACCTATGGCGGTATTACAAAGGAGATCAGCCGATTTTATACCGATTAAAGGTACAAAATGCTGATATTACAAACAAAATAGTAGAAAATCATGCGTATGAGATTGTTCAGTTCAAAGTAGGACAGACATATGGCGAGCCAATACAGTTTATCAGTCGAAAAGATGATGATGAAATTAATCGGGCAGTGGATGCGCTGAATGACTATCTTGTGGATGCGAATAAACAGGAAAAAGACATTAAAGCAGGAGAGTGGCAGTCAGCAACCGGAACATCTTTTAAGGCGGTAAGATTTGCAAATGGAGAAATACCATTTCAAATTGTTGCGCCTACTCCAATGAATACGTGTGTTATTTATAATCGGAGCACGGAAGAACCGGTGGTTGCGGTGCAGGAGCTTAAAGACGAAGATGGAAGATGGTACAAACTGTGCTATACGGACAACTATTCATGTAAACTTCAAAACGGAGTAGTTTCTGAATGGAAATTGCATGCATTTGGAAGTATACCTATTGTTGAGTTTCCAAATAATCATGAGAGAATTTCTGATATTGAGCTTGTCATAGGTATTTTGGATGCCATAAACAATATGCAGTCAAACAGAATGGATGGAATTGAGCAGTTTGTTCAGTACTGGGTTAAGTTTGTGAACTGTGAAATCGACCAAAAAACGTTTGAAGAGATGAAAATGAGCCATGCTTTGACGGTAAAGTCCAATAACAAGGATAACAAAGCCGATGTTGAGATTATGACGCAGGAACTAAATCAGAGCCAGTGTCAGGTGGCAAAAGATGATTTGTGGGACAATGCCTTGGCAATATTAGCAATACCAAACAGAGAGTCCCAAAACTCTGGAGGAGATACACAAGGAGCAGTATCATTAAGGGCTGGATGGGATTTTTCAAAGACAAGAGCAAAATTAAAAGACCCAATTGTGAAATCGGCAGAGAAGAGACTTGCAAAAGTTGTCTTAAATGTAATACGCGTTAAGGACAATGATTTGAAATTGTCAATGAGGGATTTTGATGTGCAAATCAATCATAGCCCGCAAGACAATATGTATACAAAGTCGCAAACACTATATCAGCTTTTAGAGTGCGGCATACATCCTCTTATTGCCATTAAAACGGTGGGGCTTTGGGGAGATGCTGAAAAGACATTCCTCTTGTCTAAGCCATATATAGATGCGTTGTGGAAAACAATTGATAATGCAGAAGAGCAGGAACAAAAAGCACAGGAAATTGTAAACCAATTAAATAAACAGCAAAATAAGACAGCTACCGAGTAATCGGTGGCTGTTTTTATTTTATAAAAATTCGCAAAGTTGTGAGCGTAAAAATCAACAGTGTCATTCGGTGTCGTTGCACCGCAAAAATTCGTAAAGACATATCGGAGGTAATCAATGAAAAGAGAAGAGTTAATTGCAATGGGTATCAGTGAGGAAAATGTTGAGAAAATCATTGCTGATTACGGCAGTGCCGTACAGAGAGAACAGGCAAAAGCAGCAGAGCTTAAGGCAAAGGCAGACAGCGCAGATGAGTTGCAGAAAAAGCTGGATGAAATGGAAGCAGGAAACCTCACGGAACTTGAAAAAGCAAACAAGGCGTTAGAGACAGCAAATCAGCAGATTGCAGATATGCAGAAGAAAAACGCCATTAGAGACCAGCGCGAAGCATTGATGGAAAAGTTAAAAATCAATGCAGAGCAGGCAAAATCCGTTGTCAAGGATAATGGAAGCCTTGATTATGACGCTCTTGGAAAGATTACAGCCGAAAAGGAAACCGCGGCAGCGCAGGCAAAGGAACAGGAGATTGCAAATAATTCTGAAAATCCGGGCGGCGGTACTGCAGGTGGAGAAAATAAAAAAACTGCGGACGTAGAGAACGCAGAAAAAATCAGTTTTGGCGAACCGGCAAAAAATGCAGAAGCCAAAGACCATTATGTTTTATAGGAGGTAAATTATGGGAAAACCAATTGAAAGAGACTTTACACAGAGTAAAGGAATTTTAAAATTCTTTCCTTATGAGGGTGCGGCGTGCATCGTTCCGCAGACAATGGTAACAAGTGCCGATGCAAACGGAAAGAAGATTGCAAAGGCAGGGACACCGTTCCCAAGCAATGACGAATCTTGCAAAGGGTATCTTCTGGAAGATGTTGACGTAACAATGGGAGATGCGCCTGGAACTTATGTATATCAGGGTTCTATTGACAGCGCAAAGGTAACGGCAAATGGAGTGACCGTAGAAGCAACTGCAAAAGCAGCAACACCGCGTGTCACTTTTTTTGATTAAGAAATGGAGGTATTAGAGAATGGCATTACCATTAGCAGAAGCATTTACCGCAAGAAGTCTTGGGGTTATGTGGAATAATTATGAAAAAACGCTTGGTTCTGCGCCTTACTTAGGTAGACAGAAATTTGGAACCAGAAAACAGGACAGCCTTGAACTTAGATTTATCAAAGGGAAAAACGGTCTTCCGGTATCATTAAAGGCATCCAATTTTGATGCGCAGGCAGAGTTAAGAGATGTCGGTGGATTTTCGGATATTCAGAACGAGATGCCGTTCTACCGTGAATCTTACATGGTAACAGAGCGTGAAGAGCAGGAGTATGCAAATTACCAGTCGGCAGAAAATTCCAACATGGCAAACCAGGTGCTTAGAGAAATCAGCAAAAAACCGATGATGCTGATTGAGGGCGCAAGAGTAGTGCCGGAACGCCAGATTTGGCAGTTATTAGCACCATCTGATGGTATTCCAAGAGTACAGGTAACAATTGGTGGCAAGAGCTACTATGTTGATTATACTTCCGATAATGGAGTATCGCACAAGAGAGACCATTACAAAGATATTTCTGGAAGCGATACCGATAAATGGTCTGCATCCGAAACAGCAACGCCACTTGATGACCTTATCGAGATTAAACGTGAGTTTGCAAAGAAAACCGGATATTCCCTTGCACGTTTTAGCATGAATACAGAAACGTGGGAGATGGTTCTTAAGGCAGAAGACACAAAGAAACAGGTGCTTGGAATTACTGCTTACAATGGAGGTATTCGTTTACAGCAGGGGCAGGTTACAGAGTATCTTAGAGGATACGGCATCGAGATTGAAGTTTACGACAAACTTTACATCGACCCGGCAGACGGTGCCACCAAATATTTTATTCCTACAGGAGTTATTTCAGCGCAGTCATCCGGCGTGTACCTTGGAGGTTATGTCTTTGGAAAGACACCGGAAGAGAGAAGCGGAAGTTTAACAGACGGAAACCTTTCTATTGTAGAAACCGGCATTTCGGTATATACATACGCAACAAATCATCCGATCAACACGCATTGCATTGTGTCAATGATCGGATTGCCTACTTTTGAGGGCATGGACAGCGTTGTTGTCATGAAAGTTGCGTAGGAGGTGCGGTATGATTGCTGAATATACAGTAAAGCGCAATGGAAGATGGTATAAAGCAGGAGATGAAATCCCGGACATTGTTTCGGGAGAGAAATCTTCCGGCGCGTACACCAAGACAGAGATTAACAGAATGAGCACTGCTGATTTACAGGCACTTGCCGCTGAACATGGGATCGAGGGTGCAGAAGAAATCAGTGGAGCGGAACTGAAACGCATTTTGATCGAGCAGTTTGGATTATAGGTAGGGAAGAATGGACGAATATACAACATTAGAGCAGGTCAAAATCAGACTGAAACAATTTCATATTGAAACCGTTACGGACGAAGATGGTGTTACTTCTGATGTTGTCGTGTTCGACCAGAAAGAAGATAACCCTTACATTGAACAGCTTATCAAGCAGGCAAGAAATGAAGTGGTAAGCAAGCGGAATTACCCGGAAAGCTACACGGATGAAAAAATATCCGAAGACTTGAAACAGTTTGAGGATGTAATCGTCAATTTAGCCGTGTACGACCATTCACAGGCAGGAGAAGCCTATATGGCAAGCTATTCAGAAAACGGAGTGAGCCGTAGCTGGAAAGACAGGGAAAGCTTGTTTGTCTGTGTATTTCCGTTTGTAAAATCATTATAACTCATCGATTTCGAGGAGTTTAGAAGATTGTGCGTTACGTTTTGCCGATGTTGGCAAAACGTAGCAGGCGGCACACATTGAGCGGTGGTGGACGGTGTGCCATAAAAAATGAAAGGCGGTATATGATTTGACGATTGAAATATCAACAGCAATCATTATAAGCGTGCTGTCGCTTGGTTTTTCCGTCTTTATGGGCTTGAAGAGCAACAAAAGGACAGACAACACGGATCTTGAAGAACGCGTGAGGGAGAACACACGCATTAACATGAAGTTGGATGCCATTTCAAACAACACGACCGAGATCAAGAATGAAGTTTCGGAGATGAGAAAAGAAATAAATTCTCACGACAACAGAATTATAAAGGTTGAAGAAAGTGTGAAATCGGCGCATCACAGAATTGACGGGATAGAAACCCGTCTTAATGATGAAAAGGAGGTTTAATCATGGATATTATACAGTCTGTAATTGCAAATATGACAATTATTCTGGCAATCATTGGTGCGCTGGCATTTGTTGTGTCTGTGGTAACACAGGTAATCAAAGGTGTAGGCGTATTTTCTAAGATTCCAACGGACATTTTGGTATTTGTTCTTTCTATCGGAATCACGGTCGCTGCGTTTGTGGCATACATGCAGTACATCCAGACATCAATTTTATGGTATATGATCTTGGCAGCTATTATTGCAGGATTTATTGTTGCGTTTGTCGCAATGTATGGATGGGAAAAGCTTTCTGAGCTGTGGAAACGGTTCGGCAAGGATGTGAAGTGAAATGCTTGAGATCAATAAGCAAAAAATGAGTTATTCGCAGCAAAGCGGCAAGGTGCCGGTATATGTGACGGATGATGATGGTAACATCGAATATTCTTCGTACACGGATTCTGATGGTAATGTAATTTATTACCTCGATAAAGATGGAAACAAAATACCGAAAACAACCGGAGAGTATACCACAGGTTACGAGAAGCCTGTGGTTTTTTATTCTTCAATCAGCAATAAGTTGAGTGAAGCACTTATAAAAGAGTTTGGCGTTGACAATTCCACAAACTTTGTTCAAATTGTCGAGGACAAAGGGAAACTTCCATTGAACGTCGGTTCTTTGGTATGGAAACGGTCAGATGTAAGGTACAAAGATGAAGAGAATACAATCGTTGACGAAAATTCGGCTGATTACATCGTAAAAGGTGTTGCAGACGAGGGATTGACGGTTGATTTGTTCTTATTGCAAAAAAATGTGAAGTAGGTGCGGCATGGGGAAGAAAGTAATCACAATGAGCCTGTCTGAAAAGTCTATTCAGAATGCAATACAAGAGCTTAGAGCCTATCAAAACAGCTTAACATATAAATGTCAGCTATTGGCAGAAAAACTCGCGGAAAAGGGCGTAGAGATTGCCAGAGTGCAAATTGCTGACCTTGACGCAATATTTACATCGGAACTGATTTCAAGTGTTCATGCGGAATATGAAGGAAGCACTAAGGGCGGCGGGATATGGGCGGTAATAGCCGGTACAGACCACGCCGCATTTGTTGAGTTTGGAACCGGAATTGTGGGACAGCAAAGCCATTATCCGGGGAAACTGCCAGAGGGTGTTTCGTGGCAGTATGCAAGTGGAAAAACTATCCATCAGATTTCAGATGGAAGATATGGATGGTTTTATCAGGACGACAATGGCGATTGGTGGTTTACAGAGGGAATGCCAAGCCGACCATTTATGTATCTGACCGCAAATGAGTTGCGGCAGATTGTTACACAGACAGCGAAGGAGGTGTTTGGATAATGGCAGACAACCAGTGGGTATATGATCTTGAAACAAACATTTTCTCCAATGTTGCAACGATAGCCAAACCAAAACTCAAGAAAAAATACAAAAGCATGAATTTTGACACTGCATTTACAACGGTTGAAAAGAACCTTGATAAAGACCCTGTTTTCCCGACTATTTACATCCATGAGATGCCGGGGCTTGAACGTGGGGCAGATTTAGAGGGCACATCCGTAAATGCGGTGCAGGAAACAATACAGGTTGACGTCATTACAAACACAAAGCAGAGCGATGCAAAAGGGATTATGGCTATTTTAGCTGATGCCTTTAAACAGATGCGATTTCAAATTACAGCAATGCCGGAGTTTAAAAATGACAGTGAAAAAAAATTTAGAAGCGTTGCAAGGTTCCGGCGGATAATCGGAGCCAACGACAGATTGATGTAAAAGAGCCGAAAGGCTCTATTTTTTATGCACCGGGTGCAAAAAGATGCGCCCGATAACCGCATTATTTGGCGGTAGAAAGAGAGGTAAAAATGGCAGAAGCAGGATTGTCTACGTTAGGAATTACGTTTGGCTATGGCACAGAAGCGACAGCCGGAACAAAGCCTACATCGTTTAAACAGCTTACAAGAATTAACGCAATCGGCGGTATTAACATTGAGCCGGAACAGATTGACGCATCTGCATTAGAAGATGCTATTACCAGATATGTAAAGGGTCGCGCAGATACCGGTGGCTCTTTCCCTATCACGGTAAACCTTACGGATGCCACAAAGGAAGAGTGGGAAGCACTTATCACGGCGTATAAGGCGCTTTCCGGCGGGAAAAGAATGTGGTTTGAAACTATTATCCCGGGATTTACCGACGCGTTTTTTGTTGTGGCTCAGCCGCCAGAGCAGATTCCACAGCCGGAGATTGGTCAGAACGAACTTTTGACGGTTGAAATGAATCTTACCATTGAAGAATACAAGGGCATGGACACCGCTGTAGCTTTTACACCGGGGGAATAACACGTCAGTCGAATAGTTCGGTTGGATCGGCTGACGATAACCAGACAACCGAGCCAGAGCTTGAAGAAACAATTTAAAAGAACAGGGCGGTCTTCGGACTGCCCTTTCCCTATATGAGAGGGAGAAAGGGAAAGAAAATGACAAAATTAAAATTTGGCGAGAAAGAATTACAGATCAAGTTTGGATATGAAGCAACCGTGAAAAGCGGAATTATCAAGAAAGTAGCAAAATTAGACCAGATGGAAGATATCGAAGCGGTTGACGAAATCCTTTTATTTCTTCCAGAGTTAATCCTTGTAGGCGCGCAGAAGTTTCACAAAGAGGAACTTGGATACAATCCGGACAATGAGGGAGAAAAGGAACAGCAGCTTGGAAAAGTATATGCCATGCTGGATGATTACTTTGACGGAGAAGATGCAGATGTTCAGGTACTTTACAATGCACTTTTAGCGGAGCTGCTTGAAAACGGTTTTTTATCAAAACTGCTCAAAGCAGATCAGAAAGAAGCGGAGAAGAAAACTCCGAGGAAAAAGTAGAAGAACAGAGAGAACTTACATGGGGAACATATTGTGCGGAAATCCGCCCATTCTGGCTTTTAGTTACAAAAGGGTATGGATTTACCGTGCGTGACATAGACACGTCCTGCCCGGCTGATTTACAGCCTTATGCGGATGCTTACAACTTAGATAAAAAGCAAAGAGACAATGAGATGTGGATGTGGTTTGGAACATACGGATTGTCTGCGGTATCGGTGGCAGTAGAACATTGCCTTGCCGGACGAAAAGCAAAATCAAAGTATATTAAAAAACCAATCAATGAGCAACAAGGGAAAGATGATTCAGAAATGACGGAAGAAGAAATAAAGAAACAGAGAGAGCTATTTGTGGCAAAACTTAAAGTCATGCAGTCAAACTATGAGTTGAGCCACCCAAAACCAGAAAAGAACTTGGAGGTATAAATATGAGAATTGGATCTGCAAGACATGATGAAAATGGGAAATTGACCGGTGGGAGACCGGGAGATCAGACCGGAACAGAAGTAAGTATGCAAAACTTTTATGTTCATAAAAAAGGATGGTATGTGTTAAGACCAAAAACAAAAGATATGGCGGATAAACTGGCAGAATCAATGATTACAGCGTGCAATAATGATAATATTGGCTACTGTCAGGGACACCGGCTTGGAATTGTCAAATATGGTATTAATTCAAAAGTAAAAACAGAAGCAGATTGCGGCACAACGGTACGTGCATGCATTATTCATGCAACTGGAAAAGATGTTGGAAATTTCACCACAGCAAATGAAAAATCTGTACTTCTTTCTAGTGGCATGTTTGATGACATTGGAGGTTATGCGGCAGGAATGGTTCTTTACAATGGAGATGTTCTTGTCACAAAAACAAAAGGTCATACAGCGATTGTGACAAGCGGAAACCCTAGAAAAAATGTAAAAGATCATTTAAACCCATACCCGGAACCTGCAAGGATTTTAAAGAAAAAATTCCCTTGCATGAGAGGGGATGATGTGAGATGGCTTCAGACGGAGCTTATTTATCACGGATGCCTGGATGAAAAAGATAAAAAGGGAAACAGTAATGTGGACGGTATTCTTGGAAATGATACGGCGACCGGTATTGGAACATTCCAGAAAAAAGTCGGAATTACAGTAGATAAGAAATGCGGACCGGTTACAAGAGAAAAATTAAAAGAGTAGATCAAGGACGGTAAGGTGTCACAGCCTACCGTCTTTTTATTTTGCATAGAAAGTTGGTGCATATATGGCAGACATTGATGAATTACAAATAAAAATCAAAGCTGACTCTGCAAAAGCAAGTAATTCCATAGAAAGCCTTGTAAACAGCATGAATAGGCTCCGGGAAAGCATATCGTTTGACACTGCAAAACTTTCAAATATTGCAAGCGGAATCAGAAGCATTTCCGATGCAGCTACCGGGTTCAAAGGTGGTAAATCTTCGGAAATCACATCAATGGTGCGGGCACTCAATAAATTTTCTGGTGTTGATGCAAATTCTATCCACGGAATATCTTCTGCTGTGAGAGATCTTGCATCTGGAATAGCAAGTGTTAAAGCTGTTGATACAAGCGGACTCACAAGCATGGTGTCGGCACTGTCAAAAATTGGTGGCAAGGCATCTACACAGGCGACAAAGAATCTGCCGGCTTTATCTGCGCAGTTACAAAACTTTGTACGCCAGATGAACAAGATAGGTGCATTGAATTTTGATATGACCAATATGAGCAACCTTGTAACAGCCATATCAAGGCTTGGAAGCGTTGCAAGCGGACGTGCAGTAACAAATATACCTTTGCTTGCTGACAACCTTAAATATCTGTTTGAGACACTCTCAAAAGCACCAAATGTAAGCGCAAATATTTTACAAATGACACAGGCACTTGGAAATCTTTCAAACAGATCTGGCGGTGCGATTACTGGATTAAATAACAGCATCAGTAATCTTTCCGGTTCTTTCCTTGGATTTAAGACATCCACAGGAAAAGCATTGATCGGACTCAAGTCATTCACAAGACAGATTTTGTCCTCTATGGGGATTTATCTTGGTCTGTACGGAGCGATAAGAGGAATAAAAAATGCAATCGACATATCATCCACATTAACAGAGGTTCAGAACGTTGTTGATGTTACTTTTGGTGACATGTCAAAAAAAGTCAATGACTTTGCACAGGACTCTATACGTCAGTTCGGTATGTCAGAATTGACACTGAAACAGACGGCAAGCCGATTCCAAGCAATGGGAACAGCCATGGGAATTGACAGCAGTTTGATAAAGAAAGCCAATGAGTTTTTGAATAAGCAGACAGATGGCTATATTGGTTTGTCTGATTCCATGGCTGATGTGTCTTTGAATTTAACAAAATTAACTGCTGATATGGCATCTCTGTATAACATAGATCAGGATGTTGTGTCGCAGGATTTAGCTGCAATATTTACCGGACAGACACGTCCATTAAGAGATTACGGTCTTGATCTCACACAGGCAACCCTTAAAGAGTGGGCAATGAAACAGGGATTAGATTCTGATATTGCGTCTATGTCACAGGCTGAAAAGACAATGCTCCGGTATCAGTACGTCCTTGCCAATACGCAGACAGCGCAGGGGGACTTTGCGCGTACGGCAGATTCATGGGCGAACCAGATCAGAATTTTAAAACAGTCGTTTGAACAGCTTGGCAGTGTTATTGGTGGGGCATTAATCAATGCTTTCAAACCATTCGTAAAAGCACTCAATTCCGTTTTACTGGTTGTTATCAGCTTTGTTACAAAGGTTACAAACGCTTTAGGCGCAATCTTCGGATGGAAATATGAGGATTCCGGTGCAGGTCTTGCGGATAACTTTTCAGATGCGGCAGAAAGCGCAGGCGATGTTGCTGACAATACCGGACAGGCGGCAAAGAACATTGATAAGATGAATAAAGGTGTCCGTCAGTTTGATGAATTGAAACTGATTACAACAAATGATGGTTCTGGCAAAAAAGGTTCGGGCGGTTCCGGCGGTGGTGGCGCATCAGGCGGTGCCAGTGGCGGTAAACTTGTCAAGACTGATACCATTTTCAAAAATTACGAAAGTGATATCAAAAATCTGAAACAACTTGGAAAATACATCAGTGATGCCTTATCAAAAGCTATGGAGTCTATCAACTGGGATAAGATTTATTCCAAGGCAAGAAACTTTGGTAAAGGCTTGGCAGATTTCCTTAATGGTCTTATCAATCCGAGACTGTTTGGAAATGTAGGAAAAACGATTGCCGGGGCACTGAATACGGCGATTTATGCCACACTTTCCTTTGGTCAGACATTTGACTGGTCAAACCTTGGAAAATCACTGGCAGAGGGAATAAATAAATTCTTCAAAACATTTGATTTTAAAGCACTTGCAGAAGATATAAATACTTGGGTACAGGGAGTTTACAAGACAATTAAGACCATGATAGAAAATATCAAGTGGTCTGATGTTTGGAAAGGCGTAAAAGATTTTCTTTCAAACATTGATATTGAGACAGTTGAAATTCTTCTCGGAGCGTTTGCTTTGAAACTTGCAGGAAAACTGTTAACAGGGAAACTTCTCAAGGAGACTATTGGGAAATTAATAGGAGCGAAATTCACAGCCGCTTTTGGTCAAACGGCGGTAAAATCATTGCTATCATATGCAATTCCTATTTCGCTTGCTGTAGTAGTGGCAACGCTTTCTTTTACGATTGGAAAGAAAAGCGTGAACAAAGATAAGCATGAGCTTATGGAATCGCTAAATAGAGGTGGAATCACACAATACATACAGGATAGCATAAAGAAATTTTTTATAAATCCATTTGAAAGAATAGATATCTTTGGCGGAGGAGCACTACACAATAAAACGGCTGAATGGAGCAAACAGTTAGATGATTTTGTGAAAAATCTTCCTAAAAAGCAAGATTATAAATCATTAGATGATTTCCAGAAAGCAGTTAATGAATATAACGAAGAAGTTCCATTAAGCTTAAATGTTCCAAACACTACTGAACTTACTGGATTTTTTGATAAATGGAAGAAAAAGAATGGATTTGATGGCGAATTTAGCTTAAAAACATGGATAGATGAGTGGAAAGAACTGAACGGATTGGAAGATGTTGATTTACATGCAAATGTTGTTCTTCCAAATTTACAAGAGAAGATTTCCGAGTTCAAAGACAATGTCAAAGAATGGTGGGGATTGAATGTAGAACTACCCGTTCGCAATAAATTAACAACAACTTTAGAGGATGTTTCTTCATGGTGGGAAGATGTAAAAGAATATTGGGGAGAAAAAAAGCTTTCAATACAGACAGAAATAGGAGAAATAAAAGGTAAAATAGAAGAAAAGTGGAATGAAGCCTTAACTTACATTCAGGAGAATATTTTCCCGTGGTTCACAAAAGAAAAGTGGATGGAAGTAGGAAATGGAATAAAAGAGGGATTATCTGCTAAATGGGATGAATTTTCCGATTGGTGGCAAAAGACAGGAATATATAACTGGTGGGAAAATCATGTGAAACCTTGGTTTACAAAAGAAAAATGGGATGAACAGGGAGACGGAATGAAAAAAGGTCTTTCTGAAAAATGGGACGAATTTAGTAACTGGTGGAGTACATCTGGAATTGGTTCTTGGTGGACAAATCATGTCGCACCGTATTTTACGAAAGACAAATGGACATTCAGTGGCATTTCTGACGGATTGAAGCAGGCATTTGATAATGCTGTTGCAGGAATTAAGCAGGTATGGAATAATTTTGCAACGTGGCTTAATTCAAAACTGTCTTTTTCATGGGATTCTGTAAATATTGGTGGAAAAGAAATAATTCAAGCTGGCAATATTAACCTTGGAAAAATCCCAACGTTCGCCGCAGGAGGTTTTCCAAAACAGTACAGCATGTTTATGGCAGGAGAAAACGGCGTACCGGAAATCCTTGGAACAGTTGGAGGAAAGACAGCAGTTGCTGGGGGGCAGGAGATCACAGGTATTCGTGATGCTGTATACAGTACGTCACAGCAGGAAATTGCGTTACTTAAACAGCAAAATCAATTATTGTCAGAAATTTTGAAAAAACCAATGTTAAGTAATAATGATGTATTTAATGCGGCTAAATCTGTATATAAAGGCGAAGCCAAAAGAAGATATGGAGATAGTGCGGCATTTGATCCTGTTTGGGGATAATAGTTGAAATCCTCTCATGCTATGATATAATGTTTTCAAAAAAACAATATGGGAGGATTTTATGGCTATATTATTATGTGATGGAAAAGAATTTTCAGTAAAAAAATTTGTAAAAGAAAGTAGAATGTATACTTTAGATATGAGTTTTGAAAGTAAGAAAGAATTTGAAGAATTTTCTAAACTCTATGAAAGATATGAATTTTCAGAAGGTGTTTTTGATTTTGAAATTGAGGGAGAAATCTTTAAGGGTTGGTTTGGAAATATGTTGTATGATAAAAAATACAATGTTAGAGTAATTATTGGTATCTATGACGGAATAGATGAATTGGAAAGCGGATGTAAGGTATATAATGTACCGAGTTCACTTATTGGAATTGGAAATGCAATAAGAAAAATTTGCGATGTACTTGAAAAAAATAACAATATCAATGATGAGCAGAAAAATGACATATTAAAAACAATGAATACACCAGAAACAGATATAGAGTTTCAACATTTAGTAGAAGATTTGCCTTTATATCTAGAAACATCAAAACAGACGATTGAAGATATAAAAAAGGAACTGGATTTATAGTGACAAATACCGCCGCTTGTGGTAGAATCATTTTATTACAAGTGGTGGGAGGAAAAGCTATGAATGAAAAAAGTGAAACAAAATTATGCAAGTACTGTCAGACGGAGATTCCAGCTAAAGCAAAAATTTGCCCTAATTGCAGAAAAAAGCAGGGTGGGGCAACAAAGTGGTTTGTTGCGGTGGTTATAGTTGTAATTCTGTTGATTGCCATATTTGGCGGAAACGGAGAAAACAACGATGCAGTTGCTGATTCTACCGAGCAAAATAAAAAAGTTTCTTCTATTAGTACGGTAGATAACAAGGAAGCGACAAGAGAAGAAGTTTCTGATTCTGATTTTTTGGTAAAAGAGTATCTGTACGAAAACACAATAGGAGACACATTAGATTTTTTGATTGTAACAAATAATTCAAACACGGATGTCGCAATTTCTGGAAACGCTACAGCCAAAGATTTAAGCGGGAATTCAATAGGAGCCGCCGACATGAGCATTGATGTATTGGGGGCAGGAGAAACATCTATTGGTGTTTTCTATTTTGATAGTGTGTCCGGAATTGACAAGGTGGATTATACCTTAGATTATAACGAAAACCCATATTATAAACCGGTTGTAAATGATTTATCCGTTGAACAGACATTTAATGATGAAAACGTGACTGTATCCGTGACCAATAACAGCACAAATCCGGCGCTTTTTGTAAGCGCGTATGCAATATTTTTTGACAGTAGTAATAATGTGGTAAATTACAACAGCACATATATTACAGATTCAGACAGTGAGATTAAACCAGGGAAAACTATTTCAGATCAGCTTGATTGCTATGGGAAATACGATCATGCAGAAGTATATTTTACTGGAAGAGCAGACAAATAGAATAATAAGTCAAAGCGGGTATAAAAGAGGGAGCGCAGTGATGCGCTTCTTTTTTTGAAAAATATTTCAAAAGGGTATTGACTTTTTGTGGCTCAAATATTATTATTTAATTGTGCCACAGAAAGTGAGGTGTAAAAATGTCTCCACGCACAGGAAGACCTAAAGCATTATCTCCAAAAACGATAGAGGTTAAAGCAAGAATTGATGAAAAAACAAATGATAAGCTTAACCAATACTGTGAAAAACACAACGTCACGAGGACTGATGTTGTAAGAAAAGGGATTGAAAATGTTTTAGAAAATGAAAAAGAGTAGTTACAGCCCTGACAAGCAATATAACTACTCCAATACTCAAGCAACCACCAAAAGCGGTTGATACATGGATTATACCGCTTTTTGGAATGGTTGTCAAACAGCAAACGAAAGGCAGGAAAAATCTATGAGAAGCATTGAAGAAATTGTAAGAACGATACTTAATAGTGACGCGCTGATGGAGAAAGTGAATCATGTTGTGGAAATCGAGAGGATGAAGTATAACCGTGGTTGGAGTACCGAAACGGACATTGATAATTTTTCTCCGATTGGTTTTCGCAAAGTGGTAACATCAGCCATGAATTTGCTCGGACTGCCGAACGAATCCGATGAGGTTGATATTGCCAGCGAAATTCTTAAGGACATTTTCAGAAATGAAATCATAAAAAAGGATGGAACTTATTTACCGAGCCAAATTGAGCAGTACAGATCGTTGCTTTCTCGGCTTGCAATCCAATGTGATAACGAAAAATTGTTGCGCGGCGTTGTAATATTTATGGCAGATTTGAATGATGAGGACGTAATAGATCACGACGGTATTTACCGCCTTGTAAAGAAAGGCGGTGCAAGATAATGAAAGAATTTTATATTGAAGCAATTACCAAAAATCTGAATTTACTCAGCGAACACTTTTTAAGATGTGTGTGGATTTTTACAAATAACCTTGCATCCGACAAGAAAGGCGGTGCGAGATGAAAGAACAGCTGATAACGGAAATCCAGAGCATACAGGACGAAAAATTTTTGCATTTCATTTTGAACACGATACTTTCATTCAAGAAGAAATGGGTGATTTGCTGATGAACGATATTCAGATTTTTAACAATCCTATTTTAGGGGATTTGAGAACGGTTATAGTAAACGGAAAAGAATACTTTTTTGGAGTAGATATAGCTTCGATGCTTATGTATAAAAGACCAAGAAAGGCGGTTTCGGATAATTGCAAGGGTGTCCTGGTCGAGGATAGCTTTAAAAATAATGGTGGATATGCAGAACCTCTTATTCCGGAAGGAGATATTTACCGATTGATTATTAAAGCTGGTCAACAGGGTAACAGTAAAGAAATAAAAGATAAAGCTGACAAATTGGAAAAATGGATATTTGATGAAGTTTTACCGAGCATCAGAAAGACTGGTACATACATGATGCCGCAAACCACGGACGGGAAGATTGCATTGCTTGCACAGGGGCACACGGAACTGAAAGCAGAGGTTGACGAAATCAAGGCGGATTTGGAAAGCCTTAAGATGGACTTGCCGATACTTCCGGTGGAAGCCGACCGCATTACGGAAGCTGTCAGAAAGAAAGGCGTTTCAATCATGGGCGGCAAACAGTCAAGCGCATACAGCAACCGTGGATTGCGCCAAAAGGTTTACAACAATCTGTATGCCAATCTGAAATACAACTTTGGTGTTCGGTCTTACAAGAGCATCAAGCGTAACCAGTGCGACAAGGCAGTGGAAGTGATAAATGCCTATCAGACGCCGTATTTTTTGCAGGAACAGATTGACGATGCCAATATGCAGCAGAGGTTGGAATTTGATTGACAGATTTTGGCATATGGTATAGAATACAAAATAATTAAAAATCACGCAGGTAAGACCTAAAGAATTTAGGACGTCCTGCAAGCCTATGAGGAATAGGTACGGATTCGTGACCGCCAGAGATTGGAGAGATTCAGTCTTTGGCGGTCTTTTTATTTATTTCAAACTGCATAAGAAAAATAAAAAAATGAAATTTAAACCTGCCTGTCAAATGACAGTAGCGAAAGAAAGGTGGAAAAGAGTATGTATGAATTGGTGGAACTCAAAGGAAACGATGTTTTTACAAACAGCAAAGTGATTGCAGATGGAACAAATAACCAACATGAATCTGTTGTTGCTATTATCAGGAAATATGAGAAAGATATTTTAGACTTTGGCAATATTGATTTCTCCGATTTAAAATCGGGGAAAAGGGGGCAGCCTGAAAGAGTTTATTATTTGAATGAGGAACAAGCAACATTTGTTATAACTCTTTTGAGAAATTCAAAAATAGTTGTGAAGTTTAAGAAAGAGTTGGTTCGACAGTTTTATGCAATGCGCAGATTTATTCTTGAAAAGCAATCGAAACTATGGGGCGAAACAAGAATTGCTAATAAAGAAAATCGGCTGAAAGAAACTGATGTGATTAAACTTCTTGTAGACTATGCCAAAGAACAAGGAAGTACGCATTCAGATAAACTGTATGTGACATATACCAAGTTGGCAAAATCAGTAATTGGTGGAAATCGCGACAATATCACAGTTTCAGATCTCAATAATCTAACCCTTGTGGAAAGCATTATTTTGCAGACTATTAGAATTGATATGTCAATGGGTATGCACTACAAGGATATTTATAGGGATTGCAAAAATAGAATAGAACAATTTGCAGATATAACTTACCTGTCCGCTTAGCCCCGAAAATTTGGGGCTATTCCAGTATTTCGTCACGGGAAATTACAATCTTACTAAATATATAGCGTGCGACTCCTGTTAGGGTATGTTCCTAACGCACGTGAATTTAAAGGTTGAGCCTTGCGAAATGTAAGGCTCGGAAATTTAGGAGATAGAAAATATGGCATACACAGCTCTTATGACTAAAGATGAAATTGGATTTGAAAACAATACGAACACGATAACAACACTTGAAATTGCTGAAATGATGGAACTGGAACATTGGCAAATTTTAAGAAAATTAGAGGGAACTAAAAACCAAGATGGAAGCACAAAACAGGTTGGAATTATACAGATATTAACTAACAACAAAATTGTTGTCAGTGATTATTTTATTCCATCCACCTACAAAGACGCAAGCGGCAAGGAAAATAAATGCTATAAAGTCACCAAAATGGGGTGTGATTTCCTCGCCAACAAATTTAATGGTGAAAAAGGAATCATATTTACTGCAAGGTATGTAAAGCGGTTTGATGAGATGGAGAGAGGACAGGTCCCGAAAGATTTTCCATCGGCACTTCGGGCATATGCGGATGAAGTAGAGCGCAGGCAGATTGCAGAACAGGAGAATGAAAAGCTGCAGCAGGAACTTGATTATAGCAAAGACTGGTATTCTATTAAGCGTGTTGCAGCAATGAACGGTGTGGACTGGAAAACATTTAATTGGCGAAAACTCAAAGAAAAGAGCATTGAACTTGGATATGGCGTGAAAAAGATTTTTGATGCAAATTATGGAGAGGTAAATACCTACCATAGGAATGTTTGGGAAGCAGCATACCCGGAGTATGAAATTTAGGAGAAATTTTATGAACAAATTAGAGATCATGATTACGTATGGGAACACGGAAGTAATTCACACACCGGAGAAAATTGTGATTAAATCGCCCAATATCGAAGTAATTACAAAATAGATCAAGAAAAAGAAGTGACATCTATCAAATTGGTGGTAGGTGGTATTTTGTACAAATTTTACCGACTGTCATTTGAGACAGCCGCAAACCCAAACAGTTAGGTGGTGGAAATATGGCATACAGCGGATGGCTTTTAAAGATTGGCAATTACATAGTGCCGATGTCGTTTATGAAAGCAGAAACATACAGTCCATATGTCAACATGCAGGATTTGGACGATTATACAGACGCCAACGGCTATCTGCATAGAAATGCCGTGGAGTTAAAGGCATTAAAGGTTGAGTTTGAAACACGGGCAATGCTGACAAATAAGACTTTTAGTGAGGTTTTAAACAATATTCGAAGCCAGTTCACAAATGCGACAGGGAGAGCATGCTATATCACAGCGTATATCCCGGAATATGACGATTATGTGACGCAGTACGGCTATATGGCAGATTTTCAGCCTACGATATACGGAACATATGATGGAATAATTCGTTACAATTCAGTTCGGCTTGCTTTCATAGGGGGTGTGTATGGTGGTTAATTATAAATATGGCGACTTGTTCAAAAAAGATACGGTCGATAAGCAATTATCCATCGTATCTGATGACGGAAAAATCAATATCACAAATACAGAACTACACCAAGAAAAATTCGAATTGACAGAAAGTTTGTGTTCGGAACAGGAATTGACGTTTGGATCATGCGAAGCCGCCATGATTAAATTCACGGTGTCAAATACATTTTTGCCAATGAAGGGCAGATGGATGACAGTAAGGATGTCTCTTGGTGGACATACAGATGTTCCATTTCAGTTCGGGAGATATAAGGTTGATTCTGATACGCCTACGGCAGACAGGACGTGCCGTGATGTTGTCGCATATGATGCTCTTTATGACATTTTAAATGCAGATGTGGCAGCATGGTATAACACTGTCTTTCCATCCCATAAAGAGCAGCAGAAAGATAAAGATGGAAAAACTACGACTGTTACAGTTTATGATCCGGTCACAATGAAGCAATTCCGGGACAGCTTTTTTAAGTACTTCGGGATTGAGCAGGCTGACATTGCTCTCATTAATGACAATATGTCTATTGAGAAAACAGTTGCGGTCACGCCATCCAGTGAGACAAGTTCTGATACAGAGGAATCGAGCATCATAGGCGAATCTATGAGTGGCAAGGAAGTGTTGTCCTGTATTTGTGAGATCAATGGCTGTATGGGGCACATGGGGCGCGACGGGAAGTTTCATTATATTTATCTGGAACAGGAGATACAGGGATTATATCCGAGAAATGACCTTTATCCGGCAGATGATCTGTTTCCGCGCGATCCAAAGAGTACGCAGATAGGAAAAGGATTCTATGTTACTGCCACATATGAAGATTATCTTGTCAAAACCATTAATAAACTTCAGATCAGGGAGCAGAAGAATGATATTGGCGTGATCGTAGGCACCGGAGACAATGCCTATGTGATCGAGGATAATTTTCTTGTCTATGGTAAAGGAACGAAAGAATTAAAAAGCATTGCAAACAATGTTCTTTCAAAGATCAGGGGGATTGTTTATCGCCCGTTTACGGCAGACTGCAAAGGAAATCCGTGCCTTGAGGTCGGGGATGCAGTGCGGCTGCCGACCAGATATGAACTGATCGAGTCCTATATTCTGAAAAGAACTATGAAAGGCATACAGGCTTTACGTGATGATTTGGAAGCGGACGGGGAAGAGTACCGGACGAATGGAGCGAATGGTATACAGAAAAGTATTTTAAAGCTCAAAGGCAAGAGCAATGTGTTGGAGCGAACCATTGAAAAGACACAGAGCACGATAACTGATGTTGAGAAGGGATTGCAGTCACAGATCACGCAGACCGCAACCGAAATTCGCACAGAAGTTAAAAATACAACGGATGGTTTATCATCGAGAATCACGCAAAATGCGAGCAGTATTACAGCAGAAGTAAAAAGAGCACAGGGGCAGGAAGTTGAACTTGCAGCAGCTATTAAAATTAATGAGGACAAGATTACAGCGGAAGTTACGAGAGCAAGCGAAGCAGAGGGCGATTTGTCCGGAGAGATAGAGGTGACCGCAACTAAGATACGGTCAGAAGTCAGTGCTTCTTTAACAGTATGGGATACCGAAGATTATGACGTTACACATTGTGGTTTCGGGAATCCACAAGATACATACCCTGCATCTTCGTATTATTCTGGACACAGTTTTTTGGATCAGAATACTGGAAAGTTTTATGGTTGCGAACCAGATGGTGGAATAAGCAGTGGAAAATACAAATGGACTCTGATAAAGAAATTTAAGCAGCTTTCATCGAGTGCGTCCAGTACGATTACGCAGTCATCAAAGCAGATCAGCTTGAAAGTATCAAAAGACAGCGTCATTTCAGAAATCAACCAGTCAGCCGAGGGTATCAAAATTAAAGCAAAACTGCTTGAATTAAAAGGTTCTATGGAAATGACCGGGGGATATATGCATATTCAAGCGGAAGAGTCTGTAGAAAACCTTATTGAATTTAAACGCAGTGGAACACTTGTACAGATGGGAACGGATGGATTTCGAACAGTGGAAGGGACGCTTGAAAGTCCTGTTCATAAATGTACGGTTCAATATAATCAGGTTTCATTGCATAAAGGCGCAAACGATAATGACCACATGATGATCCATTTAGACGGAGATACCGGAGTAGGTGGATTCAGAGGTGGAGTAATTAATGGATCTGACAAAAGAATAAAAAACACAATTTTAGATTTAAGCAAAAAGCAATCATCTGAGTTTATTTATTCTTTAAGAGCAAAATCGTATCGTTATAATTTCGAAAAAGATGGGTTCCATCATGGATTTATTGCACAGGATGTTTTGAAAAAAGCGGAAAAAGGGTGGAATATTTGTCCAAAAACGTTTTCAGACAGCAATGGGAAAAAGTATTACGGACTGAAATATACGGAACTGATTGCTGATCTGGTTGCCACAGTGCAGTTGCAGCATGACGAGATAGAACAGTTAAAGGAAAAGGTGGAAAATCTATGATAAATGCAAAAATTCGGGAATTTGAAAACGACATTATAAATTATGCAAATTTGTGTGAGGATGTCCCAATCGAAGCTAAGTACCTAGTGTTTAAGGATATTCTGCAGCAGATTAAGGAAGAAGCAAACAGACATGTTATAGCCGAACGGGAGCAGATGAAGCTTGCAAAGGAAAGGGAGAGTGAGGACCATGAACAAAGCGCATAGTGCTATTAATTGGGAGAATTACCCGAGTGATGAAACACCGCTTAATGAAAGCAATCTTAACAAAATGGACGCAGCTATTGGCGTTATTGATGATCGTGTAATCACTCTTGATACCACAAAAGCCACGAAAACAGAAGTGGCTACCCTTGTTGCAGACGTGACCTTTGAGGAATCGACCGGAATCATTACGATCACAAAAAAGAACGGTTCTAAGATTACGATTGATACACAGATGGAGAAAATCGCAATCAACTTCGTTTATAACCCGACCACACAGCAGATTATCCTGACTCTGATTGATGGCACGAAACAGTACATAGACCTGTCGGCACTGATTACACAGTATGAGTTCCTTGATTCTGATACGGTAGCTTTTTATATTGATAAGGATGGAAAAGTGTCTGCCATCGTCAAAGAGGGTAGCATCGAGGAAAAACACTTGGAGCCAAACTATCTTGCGAAAATCAAAGTGGAAGTGGCAAAGGCAGAGTCAAGCCAGCAGGCAGCGGCAAAGTCCGAAGCCAACGCCAAAGCAAGTGAGAATGCTGCAAAAGCCAGTGAAACAGCGGCAAAAACATCCGAAACCAATGCCAAAGCGTCAGAGACAGCGGCAGCGAAGTCAGCTACGGCGGCAGAGGCATCCGAAAGCAACGCAAAAGTCAGTGAGACATCCGCCAGTGAATCATCCGCCACAGCCACGGAGAAAGCATCATCCGCCAGTCAGTCAGCTGATACAGCAGCCGAAAAAGCAGATATTGCAACTCAAAAGGCTGCGGAGATCATCGGTAAGGCGGAATCTGCAGAAGAAAGTGCAACCAAGGCACAGAGTTATGCTGTTGGTGGTACAGGAAGCAGAGAGGGCGAGGATTCTGACAATGCCAAGTATTACTATCAGCAGGCAAAAGATGTATCAGAAGGACTTAAAGGTGGATTGCAGCCACACGGAACAGTTGCATTTGCAGATCTTCCGGCACTTGCGGATGTTAGCACAGGGTGGATGTTCAATATTTCAGACGAATTTACAACCACGGATGATTTTAAAGAGGGAGCCGGGAATGTAATTCCGGCAGGTGCCAATATTTATAAAACATCAGATGAAAAGTGGGACGTGCTGGCCGGAACTCCAGTTACCGGAATCAAAGGTGTAAATGAAGATTCTTTCCGTAGGGGCAATGTAGAACTCACAGCAGAAAACGTCGGTGCAGTGGCAACCGGTGGAGATACAGCAGAGAATACAGCAACTTTTACGAGTAGTGATGTGGCAGACGGATCAGCGTCAACATGGACGAATGTATCAAAATTATCAAGTGGCGAAAAACATTCTTCTATTTTAAAAAAGGTGTCACAGATGTTCAAGAATGTGCGGTATCTTTATAAGATGCTTGGAACAACGGATATTTCTAAGATTGGAAATGGGACATGCACGGGAGCGATATCATCGTTAAACGACGGTTTAAAGAAATATTATACACAGACAGAGGTTGATAATATTATTGAAAAAAACAAGGTGAAATCCATTGTTATAGAGTTCAAAGGCGTTACTACCAATGAAAGCAAAGCATTTTTCCCTAAATATACCTATTGGGGATATGTCGGCGGAAAAACCACTGAAATTGATAATTTAATAGCACAGGGGCACACAATTCTTGGCGGTTTTATCTGCGGCGGTCCACACAACGATGCCTCCATGGCTGGCAATGGTTCAGATAACATAGGTGTTATAGTCGGTTCAGCAACTTATTATAACGTCCCATATTCATTTTACGTTTTTTCACAAGCTTATCAGACAATAAGGATTAAGGTCTGCGTTTTATATATTTAATATTTAACACAGTTTTATAGCAGTTATCTTTGTACTGATCTGTCCAAATGTCACAGCTTTTGGTACTTTTATTAAAAATTTTAAATTGGTAATTGCCTTACCAGATATTATTTCATGCATGGTCAGCCACGTGCCACCGTTTCCGCTGTTTGGGGCGGTGATTCCAATCGCCTGATCGACGGTACTTTTTAATGATACAACATCCACAGTAGAACTTTCAGAAACCCAACAGTAATAATTTACCAGCCACGTTCCGGAATCAATAGATAATCCGTTCGCACCTGCATAACTCCATGTATCGGAGAAGTATTTATTAAATTCGTTACTGCTTACCTGACGGTATCCGGTATTGAACATGGTTTTGGCGTCGGATTTCTTTAAATATGTGTCTGGAATGTTATTACCATCATAATCTGCACTAGCACGGGCAACACGTACAGCAGGATAGGTGTCGTCAAGTTCATTATGTGCGATCAGATTAATTACTTTGTCGCCAGTATCGAATAATGGCGTAAGAGACCCCATAAGTCCAGACCAGTCACCTTTTGTAATTTTTATATACGACTTATTTGCTAAACCGCTGTTTTACGAACAAAGTGGACAACTTGGCACAAAAGAAAACCTATGTAGAAATATAATAAAATCAAGAGCCTAAGAGCCGATTACATGACCATGTGTTGTGTAGCCGGCTCTTTTGCATAAAGCCTACGGGCAGAAAGGAAAATTATTCACTTAAAATTCATCACAGATAACTGGCAGATGCATAATTTTCAACCAGTAATTAATTTTTTAACAAAATTTAAACCAATCAATCGACATTCTGCGACAATAAGAAATTTACCTGTCGAAACTTGCGACCGAAAGAAATTGAATGTTTGCGGGAAAATTTGTAAAATAAAATTGTCCGATAAGGGCACTTCAAGTTCTGGCTGAGGGGCGGGATAAGGCGTTTTCTTGTCCCTCAACTACAAACGAGTTTGTAATTTGTAGCAATTTGTCAAATGGGGTTGACGGTATCGAACATAAGTTCTATAATTTGTGTATCGCTATCGGAAGTGCGGAATGATTGGAGGAGAATAAGATGGGGGAAAAAGATTGCAATGAGGAAACAGCGTTTTACAAGGAAAAAATAACTGAAATGGTCGTTAAGTGCGACAACGAGCGATTTTTGAAATTTTTATATAACACAATACTTTCATTCAAAAAAAAGTGGGGCATTTAGTGCCCCTCTTTTTCATGCCAATAGGTTATATTGTCAAATATAGTCTGTCGATGTTCTTTGCTAAGTTCCATTAGCATTTTCAAATTATCTAGCAATTCATTATCCGACATAAGGTCTGGAAGAATATCTGGTGCATTTTCTAAATTATCTTCCCAACCCATTAAATAAGATGGAGAAACTTCAAGAACTTTCCCAATAATTTCTATTTTATCACTTGGAATATTAGTAATAATGTTGTTTTCATATTTATATAGTGTTTGCTTTGAAACTTTCATTTTCTCTGCAAGCTCTACTTGTGAAATACCTAAAAGCTCTCTCTGCTTTTTTATCCTATCTCCGATTGTCATTTGAGTTTCCCTCCTTTCCTATTGGTAACTTTATTATAACACAAAAAAGTTACTCGTCAAGAAAAAAATAACTTGACAAGTTACCAAAATGGAATATAATGAAAGTAACTTCAAAAGTTACGAAGTTAGAAAGGAGTAGTAAGATGGTTGATACAAACAAACTTCGCGGCGTTATTGCTGAAAATGGCAAAACACAGGCTGATGTTGCGGAAATGATTGGAGTTACGCCAAAAACATTTTATATGAGAATGAGTAAGGGCGTTTTCGGAAGTGACGAAATTCAGGTTATGATTGATAACCTTCACATCCAAAATCCAATGGATATTTTTTTTGCAAAGAAAGTAACTTAAAAAGTTACCAGAAAGGAGAAGAGATGATGAAAAAAATCAAGGATTGTGCCGTTGCATTTTTTAATAAGCATTTTGTTAAGTGGAAATTTTTACAGAGTATATTTGTTATTCCATTCCAGAAGGATGGGAAGATGTATCTGCACATTTCACAAGTATGTGAAGATGGAACGAGAGTGGTAAAAAGAACGTTCCTCATTGAGCATCTGGTTGATGATAACTTGGCGGTTACAAGCCAAACGCTCGCAGAGGAAAAGAGAGTGTTTAAAAATCCTACATTATTTTAATCCATGTAGTATATCCCCGCACTCTTTGCATTCTGGTAGCATTTCGCCTTGCTTTACAGTGACGATTCCAATTTTATTTTCGCCACCGCATTGCATACATACATATGTTCCTTTATCTGCAAACTCATATGTAGCAAATGTTTCAGAATAACCATTATCCATATTATCACCGCCTTTCCTTATTTAATAAGGAAATTATATCACAGGGAGAAAGGAAGTGAATACATGAGCGAACAGGAAAAGAAAGTTGTAGAAAAGTTGAAAGACGCGATTCCCAAAATGAACGATTTCCAGAAAGGATATGTTCTTGGGATGGTCGAGGGTTCGGCAAGCAAGGCAACCAGTGAAGAAACTGGGAACTCAAAAACAAAAGAATAAGAAGAAACTGAATATTGATAGTTGAGAAATTTGTCGGAATTTGCAGATTAAATGTGTTTGTAACACAGGAAATCAGTTGATACAATTAATATGCGACGGCGGCAGGAAATGAGTTACATTATTGCTTTATTTTCCGCATCATCTTTAGTATTTTATTTAATCTCTTTTGTACTTTTTTAATTCCTTTGTATAGGTCGATTGTCATGGATGTTATGGTTAGAATTATGAAGAAGTCGTAACCGGTAACACGCCATGCCAATAATGAGATAAGTATACTAACGATTTTCATGATAACAGTTCCTTTCATGATGGCCGCCGCCGTACATTAATTGTATCAACAAAGCAAAATAGAGACAACCAGTATTTTCCAACTATCAAGCGGTAGTTGGATTTTTTATTGCAAAAATCCGGAAAGGAGAAGAATGAACGACTTAGAAACAACCAAAATGCAGACACCCATTGAGATTGCGCTTGGTATTGATGAAAACGGAATGACTACAGCAAAGAAGTTGTATGAGTTCTTGGAAATGGACAGCCGCAACTATTCCAGATGGTGCAAAAGCAATATCACCGAAAACGAATTTGCCGAGGAAAACGTTGATTATTGGGCATTCGTCATTAATGAAGAATGGGGTGGGCAAGCTACAACAGATTACAAACTCACAGCACATTTTGCTAAGAAACTTTCTATGAAAGGAAATGGAGCGAAAGCAGAAGAAGCACGAGATTATTTCACGACCTTGGAAGAACGTGTGAAACAAAAGGTGATCGACCTCAATCAGCTATCACCGGAATTGCAGATGTTCCAGAAGATTTTCAATTCTGTAGCAGAACAGCAGTTGGAACAGAAACGGCAGGCGGAACAACTGAACCATGTGGAACAAAGAGTTGAGAGCATCCGAGAAGTGGTTGCACTTGATACAACATCATGGCGTGATGATACTGGAAATATTTTAAGAAAGATCAGCATGGAACTTGGTGGCGGGCAGGCATACAGCCAAGTAAGAGCCGAAAGCTACGAACTGTTGTCAAAGCGGATGGGTGTAAATCTGAAACAGAGACTTACGAATAAGCGCAGGCGCATGGCTGACGAGGGTATCTGTAAATCAACCAGAGACAAATTATCCTATGTGGATATTATTGCAGAGGATAAGAAGTTGATCGAGGGATATACAGCTATTGTGAAGGAAATGGCAATCAGATACGGAGTTGGAAAGGATTAACAGGAGGTATTCATGGATAGACAAATGAACATTGCTTTAAGAAAGACATTAGATCAGATCGGCGTAAAACATAGCCTTAAGGGTTACGGTTACATAATAAGTGCGGTTGAGAAATGTCTTGAAAACAGAAGTAAACTTATCAGCATTATTAAAGGACTCTATACTGAAATCGCAGAAGAAAACAGCGATACAGTCTGGAGAGTAGAAAGATCAATCCGGCACGCAATTGAAGTTACATGGACAAATGGCAATACAAATGCAATCAACAAAATTTTTGGTTACACGGTTTCAGTGGAAAAAGGAAAGCCGACAAATTCAGAGTTTATCGCATTAATAACAGATTTTGTTTCCTTGTATGGTGATGAGATTGCCAATGGTTCCTATAAGTGGTAGGAGTGATGTGTCTATGAAGAAGTTTGCAAAGGTAATTGAAATGATCGGCACCGTTGTTTTTCTGTTTTGCATCTGCATTGATGCAACGGAGTATCCGGTCACTGCTATACCTGTATTGATTGGATTACTTCTTATCTATATAGGAACAAAAATAGATGGGGAGTGGCAGGAGTATACAGAAGAGATTGTAGATTACGATTACAGAAGTGAGTCTGATGACGATGACGGTATTACCTATATCACATTTGACACTGATTACAGCAAAGAAAAGGAATCATCCGAACCGACCAAAGCTGAATGATTCCCAATCAAAGCAATAGCATAAGCTATTTGCGCCTATTTTAGCACAAGAAAAGGAGAAATTCAAATATGAGAGCAGAAAACAATAAAGTGGAACTTACAGGAACGATTATCACAGAGCCGGAATTTAACCATGAGGTGTTTGGAGAGGGATTTTATAATATGCACCTCAAAGTGGATAGATTAAGTGGGACGGCTGATATTATCCCATTAATTATTTCAGAGAGATTAATCAATCTGAATGATAAATACACGGGCACTGCCGTTAATGTTTCCGGTGTGTATAGTTCTTATAACAAACATGAGGAAAAGAGAAATCGTCTGTTATTATATGTATTCGTCTGTGAAATTGAAAAAGCGAATCCGGGAGAGCATACAGATTTGAACAAAATCCAGCTTGACGGATATGTATGCAAAGAACCGATTTACAGGAAAACTCCGCTTGGAAGAGAAATTGCAGATTTATTAATCGCAGTCAATCGTTCCTATGGCAAATCAGATTATATTCCGTGTGTTGTCTGGGGCAGAAATGCGGTGTATACATCTGGACTTCCGGTTGGAACGCATTTGAAACTTACCGGACGCATTCAGAGCCGTGGGTATGTAAAGATGTACGAAGATGGGACAGAAGAGCAGAGAACAGCATATGAGGTGTCTGTGAGCAAAATTAATGTATTAGAGGAGGAAAATTAAGATGGCAGAAAATACCGTTACAATTTCCGTTGAGGAATATGCAGATCTAGTTGCATGCAGGACGAAAGTTCATACAGCATGTGCCATTATTGCAAATGAACACCAAAGAGACATTGAGCTGATGGGGAAAAAGGGAACAACTATTAATTCAAAAATTATAGAGTCAGCTCTTGGATATATTGACGATGAAGCATGCTTTGAAGAGGCACTTAAAAAATATAAAGAGTGGAAGGAGAAGGAAAATGAAACTGAAAATTAGATCATTACATATGGAGAATTTCAAGGGAATTAAGAGCCTTGATGTGAATTTCTCCAATAAGACAAGTATCAAAGGACAGAACGCCGCAGGAAAGACAACGGTATTCGATGCGTTTACATGGCTTCTGTTTAACAAGAATAGTGCCGGAGAGGAAAAGTTCAATGTTCGACCACTGGATAAGGACGGCAACCGCATTGATAACGTGGAGATTAAGGTTGTAGCGGTTCTGGATGTAGATGGCAAGGAAATGGAACTTTCAAAGATTCAGAAGCAGAACTGGGTAAAGAAGCGTGGCACCGATACCGTGACTTTGCAGGGAAATGTCAATTCATTTGAAATTGACGGTTATCCAAAGAGTGAAGCTGATTTCAAAGCTTATGTTTCCGGTCTTGCGCAGAGCGAGGATATGTTTAAGATGCTGACCAATCCGCAGTATTTCTCTTCTTTGAAATGGAAAGATCAGCGCGATATTCTGATGCGCCTTGCAACGGATGTATCGGATGTTGAACTGGCGCAGACAGATGCTAAGTATGCTCCATTACTCGGCGAGTTGGAGAAAGCACCGTCCACAGATGATATCCGTGCTAAGTTTTCCAAAGCGTTATCCGGGTGGAAGAAGAAACAGGCTGAAATTCCGGTGCGTATTGATGAAGCAGAAAAATCCAAGATTGATGTGGATGTGGCAGAACAGGAGCTTGCAAAGGTGGATCTGGTAAGAAGAATCGCTGAATGTGGCAAGAAAATGGAGAATGCCGGTAGCGCGTTGGGCGATTTAAGAAGTAAGGAAATGCAGTTGCAATTTGATATGTCCGGCATTATGCAGGTCATGAATGACGAACTTTCCGCAAAACGTAGAGGTCTTGACAGTGCCAAGGATGATGCAACACGAGAGTTCAATGACTTACATAATCAGATTCAGTCTGCGGAAAATCAGATCAAGGCAAATGAGAAGACAATTTCCGATACAGATGCAGAGCGGAAAAATCTTGGTGTTGAATACAATGCAGAATTTTCCAAGGCATTTGATGAAATGCCATATCTCTTTGACGAATCCAAGTGGAAATTTGATGAATCTACAACGGTTTGTTCCTTATGTGGTCAGAAGTTGCCGCAGGATAAGATTGAGTCTCTTAAGGCTGATTTTGAGCAGAAAAATGCAGATGCCAAGGCACGTGCCACCAAGCAGTTAGAGGATGCACGCAAAGCATTTGATGATGCAAAGGGCGCAAAACTTAAAGGTCTGATTGACAAGGGCAACGCTTGCAAGGCTGATATTGAGCGATTGACAAAGGAAAACGCCAAGTTGCAGGAAGACATTGTGGCACTCAAAGAGCAGGAATCCAAGGCACTTGCAAAGCAGAATGATTATGCAAAGCAGTTATCCGAGATCCCGGCAGAAGCTGATTATTCGCAGAATGAAGAGTATGTGAAGCTGAAAACAGAGCATGACAAGATTCTTGCTGATATTGCAAAGGTTGAATCCGAGGGCGCAGACAAGGTTGTTACTGATTTAAAAGCCGAGAAAGCCGATCTGCAGAGTCAGCTTGAAGAGGTGAACAAGGTTATTGCGCAGGCGGCTAACAATGTGGCGATTGATGATCGTATCGAAACGCTTCGTGACGAGCAGAAAGAAATCGGGCAGAAAGTTGCCGATCAGGAACAGATGCTTTATCTCTTGGAAGAGTTCATTCGTTTCAAGCTGGATAAGGTTTCAGAATCTATTAACAGCCATTTCAAGACCGTAAATTTCAAACTCTTTGAAATGCAGTTAAATGGCGGTATGAAAGATTGTTGTGAGTGTACTGTGAATGGCGTTCCGTATTCGGCTTTAAACAGTGGTCATAGAATCGTAGCCGGACTTGATATTATCCGTTCTCTTAGCGAGTTATACGGTGTAAGCGTACCGATTTTCGTTGATAACGCGGAATCGCTGAATGAGTTCAATGTGCCGGATATGGATGCACAGTTAATTCTTTTGAGCGTATCAGCGGACAAGCAGTTGAAAGTGGATGGTGTGTAGGATGAATATTGGAACATTAGGAATAATGGAACGGATGTCGCAGAAAAATAACAAAGACTTAAAGGTTTCTCCATTGTCGAATATTAAATCTGCTCATAGCGGCAGGGATGGATGGGGGAGTGTGACAATCGCTATCCCAAATGAAATTGTTACAGGATTGCTTACAAACCCAGATGGTTATATTGGCGGCTTATTGATTTGCAGCAAAGAAGAATTTGAAAAGGAAAAGAAGTTGGCAGGAGGAGAGGTAATATAGATGGGAAATGCTGTGAAATCCTACAAAGGATTTAATAAAGATATGACTTGCCGTGGCTTTCAGTACGAAGAGGGAAAGGAATACGAGGAAGAAAGCGTAGAAGTTTGCGATCATGGATTTCACGCTTGCGAGTATCCGCTGGATTGCTTGAATTATTATTCTCCAAATGAAAGCGTATACCACGAGGTAGAGCAGAGCGGAGAAATCCAGAAACATAATGATGATACTAAGGTAGCATCTACAAAAATTAAGATCGGAGCAGAAATCAGCATTGCTGGACTGGTTAAAGCTGCAATCGAATATACGGTAAAAAGAGTGAATAAGGAAGCTGAAAGTGATGAAAATCACGGAGCATCCTCGGCAACCGGAGACTACGGAGCATCCTCGGCAACCGGAAACTGCGGAGCATCCTCGGCAACCGGAGACTACGGAGCATCCTCGGCAACCGGATACAAGGGAGCATCCTCGGCAACCGGAGACT